CCTCTTAAAAAAGTGGTTGATACTATAGACAATATAGTTCCTCTTCCATGGAGAAAATAAAATGAATAAAAGCATTATTTGTTTATTGGGTGTTTCATTATTATGGTTCAGCGGACCATATTATGGATCTACGACCGCTCCAGTAACACTTGCTGGAGCTATTATTAAAAGCAAGCATTCAGACAACGCTGTTGTTAAACACAAGCGCAAAGATTGTCCCGTTTGCAAAGGCAAGGGATGGTATATGAGTGGTGATGGTATTAAAAAAATAGAGTGTAATTATTGCGAACCAGAACAAGGATTGTCAACTCAAGCCGCGGCTGCCCCAGTCAAAAATGATTGTCCCAATGGTGTTTGCCCTATTAAAAAGCCACAAGGTAAATAATAATGGATAATAAAGAACAACTTAAAAATATTGCATTAAAAGTTTTAGAGAAGTCTAATCTTCCTAAGAATGATAATCATAGTTTCGACCCCTTTACTATTTTGATGATAATTAGTATTATACTTACTTTGATAAGAATACTACAAGAATGCAATAAAAATAAATTGAATAAAGATTGCTCACTATCCGAGAAATACTCATTATATGGAGAACAAGTAAAAGAGTATAGTGTTCGCCGAGGATGGTTTACTAAAATGAGAATCAAGAAACTCTTAAGAAGAGAAATGAAGCCTGATGATTATAATAAATATTCTTTGTCAATAGTTAATAGTCTTTTAGACAACGGAGAAACCCTCACGGATGAAGAACTACAAACCCTAGTGGAGACAGCAAATGTTTAGTTTATTAGTGTGGTGTGTTTATGGTTTATTCGTGGGATCTATTGCTAAAAGCATAGTGCCCGGAGAAGAGAATTTTGGATTTATAAAAACCGTAGCTTTAGGCGTAGCTGGATCCTATATGGGTGGAGCTATTCTATATTTAATAGGTAGTTACGATTCATTGTCTCCAGCCGGTTTATTTGCTGGTGCAGCAGGGGCTGTTTTATCACTAGTGTTATATAATAAGCTAACAACAAATTAGTCAAAATATTACAAGAGTGTATTATATCATAGATAGCTTATCTCGTATTATGGCTAACTATGTTAACACCCAAACAATTATATTATCAATATTCTTTAAACCCCTGTATAAATTATGAGGGTGTGGGTACTCCTTATGACTTGATAAGGATGGTACAATTTTTGAAACATGTGAAGTATCCATGTTATAATAAAATTTCTCAAAAAATTGATGGTAGCGGAGCTAACCAATTAGGATTACCCTACAAGTTTTTGACCACTATAGATGCTGGAGCTTTTACAGAAATTCAACCCACTATTAAAAGCGGAACGTCCCATGCTGTACGAAACGGCTGTGATCTCGCCAGAGCGTGTGCCATAGAAGCTAGTAGGTCATATACTAAATGGGAGCATCGAATGGCGACGGAATATTTAGAATATTTTTGTGGTAATTCTCTTTGGGATTGTTTGATGATGCTAGGACCAGATATTATATCAGAAACAAATTTATCTGGTAGGGCTACTGGCTGTGGGGATATGAGTTGTATAGAAAATACAAAAAATGGAGGTACAATTATTGGTGCAGTTGGAGCGCCGCACTCCTGTGGTTTAGCTGAAGATGGGAGTAAAATATGCGGTAGTTGTGGAGCCTGTCCGGAAGACGATACTGGTGACAACCCTTGTTGTGGTGGAGATTGTGTTCGCAGAATCAATGAATGTTGTGGAGGTCCAGGAACAAGTCGGTTTGATTTTTCGTATTTAGTACCGACTGAAGACAATTTATTTGGAGGAAATGTTTTGTCTGGTTGGATTGATAAAATTTTGAAACACATAGGTATACTAAAAAGAAAAAGCTATGGGGGTTATGCTAATTTTATTAATAATACAGGATCTAATTTTTATGCTTGTCATAATGACATGTTTCTAAAACATTTTCAATCATTAAATGGTTACGATTATATTAATAATACTGTTATAGAAATTAAAAAACAAAACGAAGAAGACACTCAAAAATCTTTTTATGATTCATACGGCAATGTAGAGGATCTTAAAAATGTACAGAGAGCACGAACGATATCTGCTGTTACAACAAATATTATCTCTAGTGTTAAAGACTTATTATATAATGGATATGGTGTTTTATTATTTACTAACGTGGGTTTTCCAGACCAGAGGGACTCAACAGGTTTAACTTATCCAGATAAAAATATTTATCATACATATAATATTATAGGATACGATGATACTAAAATTGAATATCCAGAATGTGTTTTTTTAATAGCTAATAGTTGGGGAGAATGGAATAGTGGAGGAGAACCTAGTTGGGGACCTATTCCTCCGGGTAGTTTTTTAATCACAGAAAGTCACTTAAATTGTATAACAAGATTCAATAGGGCTCCTGATTTTATAGATTGTCAAGATCAATATTGCCCACCGCCCTGTCTACCAGAAGATCAAAACAGGACCAGAGGTTGTACAGAACAAGGATCTTGTGTTCCTTTTGAGTGCTCAGACAGACAACGAGCATTTGGTTTAATAGTCGCATTGTCCCTAGTAGACGGCTTCCCTGCTCAAAATTTAGATTATAGACCTTTTTATCCTATACATAAATATAAATTATTAAATGATAATATGGGTCCTTTATATTTTAAACCCTAGTATAATATAATTTATATGACACAACCGTCTTCTCCAGTCTTTTGTAATCCTAATAATTGGTACAAAGACGATCAGTTATCAAAACCAAACCGAGCTATTCCCAGAAATGAAATAGATGATGCAAGCATTATACCGACTAATTATATTTTAAATTTATCTATTGATTCATGTTTTAATCGTATACCTTTATTAGAATTTACTAATTTAAAAATTATAGCTGGTACATTAATTGATCCAGAAGACCCGGTTTATTTTTCTTTTGGGTGCGAGAGAATGGAAGGGGAGATATTAATTATAGACCCCTACATACTATGTGAACACTGGGAATCAGACAGCGTGTGTGAGTGGTCTATTGCATCTTTATCTATAGATAGTGGAATTATTAAACATACTGTATTAGATATAGCTAAGTCGGGACTCATCTTGAATTCGCAACTCGAAGACTGTTATATCAGCACAGAGACTGTTCAGTTTGTTAATACAGACATAACTAAAAGAAGAGAACAATTTCAAAATATTATACAAAGCACCTCTGGCATCTTCGACGCTTGCGATATTCAAGATAGTGGCATTTTGTTGGATGGCACATTTAGTTTTATTAACAACTCGATATCTATTGCTAGTGGATATGGTAATTTTACTTTTGACAACAGCACAAATAACGGAGTTCTTGATGGCAAACTATTATTTATTAATAGTACTAATAATGGCGTTTTAAGTGGTCCTGTTGTTTTTTCTGGTAGTAATAATTATAGTACTTGTGTGGGTCCTACTATTTTTATTGATTCTAATAATTACGGTATCGTTTCTGGCTATAGTCAATTTTTAGGATCTTCTACTAATTATGGAGCTGTAGATGGCTTAAGTCTTTTTAGTGGGAATGCATCTAATTATGGCAAGCTTTTAAATAATACTAAATTTATTTTTGCTAACAATTATGGTAAAGTTTTAGGCAATTCAATTTTAGAATATTCCACCAATCACGGTACTTTGACGAGTGGCTCCTGCGACTTCAGAAATTCTGCAAATGCTAGCAGCGGATCAATAGATGGCATCGGTATTATCAATTTTAATATGTCTTCAAATAATGGTGACATTTCTAGTGACGCTACTTGCAATATTCAGTTTTCAGATTTTTCTACAAACAATGGACATATTACCGGCTCCGGTATAAAAATAGAATTTTTAAATAATTCTCATAATGAAAACGATCTATCTCAGATTAATACATGCATATTTCAATCTGGCTGTGAAAATAGGGGTAATGTTACAGATATTACTAATTGTATTTTTCAAAACTCTCCAAATAAAGGAAGTATTAATCAAGCCAAAAACATCGCTTTTGATAGTAAAGCTTTGAATAATAATAGTATTAATGGTTCCAATTTAATTTATTTTTACAACCAATCACATAACCTAGGAACAATAAACGGTAGACAAATATATTTTTATAACGGATCAAATAATGGCGCAAGCGGTAATATTAGCCAAGGCTCGGGATATTTCTATAGCAGCGGCATTAATTCTGGAACCATAAGACACGGATTGTTTTATGACAGTAGTTCTAATAAAAAGATAGTCAGTCTTTCTGGATCATTTTATAATCAATCTAAAAACTCAAATAAAATACAGTCTCTGGGTAATTTTTATGACAGATCCGTGTCGGACGTTGATGGCAGTGGTGTTAATATGTATTTTAATGGCAACAGCATAAATCAAGGATTGGGTGATTTTTGTTATTTTAGTGGAAGTAGTGTTAATAGTGGTATAATTAAAAATGGATCATTTTATAATGTTAGTAAGAATTATGGATCCGTAATAGAGGCTGCTATTTTTGGAAATGAAAGCAAAAACTATGGCATGGCGAACCTAGTCAATTTTATTGGAAATAGTCAAAATTATGGAACAGGTTTATCTGCTAGTTTTTTTTCTGAAAATGCTATTAACTATAAAACCTGTTATGAAGCACAATTTGGCTTATATTCTATCAACAGAGGAGAAGTTGATTTAGGTACTTTTATTAATAGTGGAATTAACGAGGGTAACATTTTATCTAGGGCTAAATTTTATAATTTTTCATCTAATAAGTCAGATATAGACGGTTCTATTATAGAATTTTTTGATTATAGTCAAAACTTATCAAGTATTGAGTCTCAACAAAAAAATATTAAATTTTATAATTATTCTATTAATTTAGGTAGTATTAATAATGCTAATAATTTATTGTTTAATGACTCCAGTAAAAATAAAGATAACATTAAATTAAATGGCACAGTTACATTTAGTGGGGTTTTAGCAAACAACGAGGGCAATATCACTGGATCCGGTAATGTGTCATTCTATTTTGGAACAAATAGTGGCAGTCTAGACAATGTGGGTGTCGTTACTTTTAATAATGCTACTAATGCCGGAAACACCAAAACCACATCTTATTTTACTTCTAACAGTAATAATTTTGGAGCTTTGCTAGAAGGTTATTTTAATAGCGATAGTTATAACTTTGGTAAGGTACAGTTTGGTACATTTAGTTCCAGCACGAACCAAGGAGATTTAAATCGTGGATTTTTTTCAAGATCAAACAATTATGGTACGATTCAATCTTCTGGTTATTTTATCAACTATTCTAATAATTATGGTTCTGTACTAGGTAATGCTGTGTTTGTAAGCGGCTCATGCAATTATGGAAACGTGGCTGGTGAAATTACATCAGATAACAGTTGTGTAGACAATCTCGAATAACTCTAGATCCTTGACTCGATCTGTCTTTTTTCTATTACATGATATGAGACCTAGCTGGCAAGAATATTTTATTGGTTTGGCACACGCGGTGTCGATGCGTAGTCATGACCTACAAACCAAACACGGATGTATTATTACAGACTCTAACAATCGCATTTTAGGCGTTGGGTACAATGGTTTTCCCAAGGGTCTAGACGATTCACAGCTACCTAAAACCAGACCAGATAAGTATCCTTGGATGATTCATGCTGAAAGAAACGCCCTATCTAATTGTACTATTAGGCCAGAAAATGGAATAGCTTATGTTACTGGCCAGTCATGCAACGATTGTATCATGGCTTTGTGGCAAGAAGGAGTTACTAAAGTTTTTATGAAACAAGGACACGGCACACACCTATTTGACCAAGAACAACAAAACAGATTTGATTTATTTATCAAAATGAGTGGCATGAGTATTGAATATATCAATCCTGATCTATCTTGGCTGCAAGGAATATCTATATGATATCTTATTGTATTTCTACATACCAAGAAAAAAATGAAATTACCCAGCTCCTTAGTCTATTAAAGACTCACAAAACAGACAATGAAGAAATCATAGTTTTGCAAACATATCAAAGAGATCTCGAAAAGATGTCTAGTTTATATACTGAAATTCAAGATATAATAAAATCTATGTCTGTTGATAAGTATGCAGAGTTTCATTTTGAAAATAATTTTGCTGAAATGAAAAACTATATGAATTCTTTAGCATCACAAAAATATATTTTTAATTTGGATGCTGATGAGCTTATAGAACCAAAAACGCTTTTGACATACAGAGAAATACTTAAAGAAGCACAGGATATAGATCTATATCATTTGCCAAGAATTAATATTGTTGAAGGATTAACGCCAGAAGATGTAAAAAAATGGTCATGGAAAACCAACGAGTTTGGCTGGGTTAATTGGCCAGACTATCAACCTAGAATCTATCGAAATTCACCCTCCATTAAATGGGAGGGTAGAGTTCATGAGCACATCACAGGACATACACAGAACGCAGTAATTAAAGCCTCCCCCGATCTTGCTATCATACATAAAAAAAATATTCTTAAACAAAGAGAACAGAATACCTTTTATGAGACTTTAACATGAAAAAACACATTATACAAATTGGTGCCTGTGGAGGTAAAGATGAATTAATGAGTGCTGTTGGTCTTCGTATTGATAATACTCAAATACATTTGATAGAACCTCTAGAATCTAATTTTAAAAGACTTAAAGAAAATTATGAGCCGTTTACATTACTAAACGATATAAAATTTTATAATTGTGCTATATCAAACTATACCGGAAACTTAGAATTATATTATCAAAAAGAACTAAGAAACAATATAAATAATCTTGATGAACACTGCTCATTCAACCATGATCATTTGGTGACGCACGGGCACTCTGGTAACATAGCTGTAGTAAGAGTTCTGTGTTATAGCTTCACAGATTTTATAGCTCATAATGGACTAGATGGTATAATAGAGCATTTATATATCGACACGGAAGGCCATGACTGTGACATTATATTAAGTATCGATTTTAATAAGCATAATATTAATAATATTACTTTCGAAGCGGTGCATAGTGATGGTCCATTTAAGTCTGGTTCTAAACTACAAAAAACCATAGACTATTTAAAAGAAAATAATTATCAAGTGATTAAACATAACAATTTTGACATTACTGTAAGTAAACTATTATAGGGTTTAATATGTTTGAGTTTGACTATTTATCATCATTAGAAGATACAGATAAGTTTAGAGGTAGTATTTTATTAGATGCTAAGGCGGGACATAACTATAAAAATTTATATAATTCTGTTTTTATAACAAAACCAGAAACCATACTAGAAATAGGAACAGCTTCTTGTGGCTTTGCTAAATTTTTAAGAGACAATAAGATTGGTAAATTTTTAGTAGGAGCAGATCTAACCAAAGGCATTATTTCTCATCATATACCATCTAAACTAATTTGGTGTGATTTATTTGATGATTTTTATGAGGGAGATGTCTCTTTAGATATTTTTTTAGACTGGTTACGCAACAAGCAATATTCATTTGATCTAATAATAGACGATGCTTCTCATGAGTCTTCTCTCCAAAAACACTTGGTTAACACGTGTACTCAATTTTTATCTCCTAAAGGCGTCTATATTATAGAAGACATTATTTCTCATGAAGTAGCTGTAGATGTTTTTTCCTCAATACCTACACATTTAAGAAGTAAAGCATCTATTTATAACGCCAGCTTATCCATCAATAGATCAGACGATATCTGTATTATTATAGACTTAAGATAAAATTATGCACATTATATACAGAATATCTAATAATGGTTACAAAAAAAATAAACCAAATTACATAAATAACTATTCCTGTTTTCATAATTTTTGTAATATTTTTCATAACTATCTGGCTAATTTATATATTATTGCCGATAACGTTAGTGGACAAACACTAGAGTTTTTAAGTAGCAAAGTTGATTATAAAAATATTCATTTAGTTTCTGTTGGGCACGGAGCCGGTACTTTTAATATCGCCCTAGATATGGCTCTCAAGCTGCCTTCAGAAGCCCAAATATATTTTGTAGAGAACGATTATCTACATAAGCCTCTGGCTGATAAAATTTTATTAGAAGGCTTTGGCCTTAATTTTCCTTTTATTACTCTATATGATCATCCAGATAAATATCTTGACCCAGAATTAGGAGGAAATCAATTCTGTAAAGGGGGTGCTGAAAATACTAGGGTGTATTTAACATCGTCATGTCATTGGAAAATTACTAATTCCACAACCATGACATTTGCTAGTACAGGAGAAAACATAAAAAAATACGAGCAAATATTAAGGAAATGGACATCCTCTACACACCCTAACGACTTTCAAATGTTTATAGAACTTATGCAAAATCAAGCTTTTTTAATTTCTTCTATTCCGGGCTATAGCACTCATGGTGAAACAGAGTGGTTGTCTCCACTAGCCGATTGGGGCTCTTATGCTTAATTGGCTATTTGGCAATAAAAATGTTATAAATAAAAAAACACCAGTAGAAGATAATGAAATCAAATTTAATCTAATTTTTCATTTTCATTGTATAGAGCATGAGAAGATTTGCTATGCCATATCCAAAATAAAAGAACATATTGAAATTTTTAATGGCTATAAAATATTTACTCTTTCTAGTCCAGACAATAAATTTGACAATAATAAAATTTTTAATTTAATTATCAAAACATTTGAGTCACATGGTGTGCAATTTATACCAGTTATCAATAACGTCGATAGTCGTGAAACCCTTCACTTTTTTGATAAAGCATCACCACTATTATTTCAATTACTACAAGCTAATAATATCAAATCTAGCTATACTTTTTATGGTCATAGCAAAGGATGTACTCATTCAGAAAAAGACTATGCGATAACAGCATGGGTAAATACATTATATAAATATAATCTAGATTTATTTTTTAATAATATCAAGCCAATAATTTTAACTCATAAATATAAATTTATTGGATGCTTAAAAACTATATATGGTAATATGTTTGGTGTTAAATTTCATTATGCTGGTACATTTTTTTGGTTTAACTCCGAACTACTAAGCCCGGAAACAAAATACAATAGGGGTGTCGATCATGCTCTGGGTTTAGAGATGTGGCCTAATACCGTAGCAACAGATGAAGAATGTTATTCTGTATTCGATGCGATGACAGATAATCCATATAAATATGACTTTTGGTACAATCTTGTTTATAATAGGGTAATAGACAAGCCGTCCACCATTTCTTGCCCAAAGCTAGGATTAAAATAATGATTTCAGCGATTGTTCCATCGTTTAAAAACCCCAAGTGCTTAAGCTTTTGTATTCAGTCTTTTTTAGAAACCAGAACAACCGAAAGCGAACTCATCTGTGTAATTGATGGATTTCCAGAATTATATGAATCTATCATACTATCGTATCAAGAAAATCCGTATGTTCATTTTGTTATTAATCCACAAAATAAAGGCATGCCGTTCTCTATTAATATAGGAGCATATTATGCTCATCATTCTTGGTTATTAATTCTAAATGACGATAATGTTTTTCCAAAAGAATGGGATCGCATTTTATGTGATAAGATGACTCAGAATGTGGTGATATCCCCAAATCAAATAGAAAAACAACATAGTATTTTTAATTTTATCACGCACGACTTTGGATCAGTAGATGATTTCAGATACAGAGAATTTTTAGAAATAGAACCCTCTTTTAGAACCTCAGAAGAACTAACGAACGACGGAGAGATATTTCCATTCTGCATTAGTAAAAAATTATTTATGGCCGTAGGTGGTTTTGATTTAATTTATCCGTCTCCGTTTGTTTGTGACTGGGATTTTTTCCTCAAACTAGAACTATTAAACATAACATTTATGCGTACTAGAAATTTAAATTTTTATCATTTTGGTAGTATAGCAACTAAAAAATCTACAGATACAAATGATGCTAGCACCTTTATCGGCAGCGAGCAGATAGCATCCACAATATTTGCTCAAAAATGGGGATTTGCTCCATATATACACAGGCCCTCAAATTCTCACAAGCCAAATGCAAAAGAAATAATTAGAGGTATTAATTTTTATGAATAAAAAAAATATTTTAATTACCGGGGCCGCAGGATTATTGGGTTCTAATTTAGCTGACTATATTATAACTAAATATTTTAATGAATATAATGTTTATGGCATAGATGATCTGAGCGGAGGATATATTGAAAATATACATCCTCAAGTAAACTTTTATCCAATTAATTTGCTAGATCGTAAAGTGGATGAAATTTTTGAACAAACACAGCCGGATTATGTGTTTCATTTAGCGGCATATGCGGCGGAAGGCTTGAGTCCATTTATTAGAAAATTTAACTACAAAAATAATTTAATTTGCACAGCGAACGTAATCAATAATTGCATTAAGCATAACGTAAAAAGATTGGTGTTCACTTCTAGTATGGCTGTTTATGGAAATAATCCAACACCATTTGATGAAGCGATGATTCCTCAGCCCATTGATCCGTATGGAATAGCCAAGTTTGCTTGTGAGATGGATATACAATCAGCTGGTCAACAACACAACTTGGATTGGTGCATTATTAGACCTCATAATGTCTATGGAAAAAAACAGAATATTTGGGATAAGTATCGTAATGTTCTAGGCATATGGATGAACCAACACTTGAATAATAAACCTATTACTATTTTTGGAGACGGACAACAGCAAAGGGCTTTCAGCTATATTGATGATAGCCTAGAGCCATTATTCCTTTCTGCTGTTTTACCCTCGGCTTCCAAACAAATTATTAATCTGGGAGGCATACACGAATGCACTATTGATAACGCAGCAGATGTTTTAATTCAAGTGATGGGCGGAGGCAGTAAAGTTTATCTAGAAGGTAGACACGAGGTTAAATATGCTTTTCCCACGTATCAAAAATCTGTTGACATTCTTGGATTTAGACATATAACATCTTTGCAGGATGGCTTGTCTGATATGTGGTCGTGGGCTCAAGCACAACCATCCAGACAGCAGTTTATATGGGATTCTTACGAGTTAGACAAGGGGATTTATTCATTTTGGAAAGTTCAATAACCCTAGGTGAAATTGTTGATAGGTCTATATATGGTTCCGTAGGAACGCTCAAGAGTACTGGTGATCTCGATATTTTGTCTACATATGTATCTATTAATAGATCATTTTTAAGCAGATTTAGGGATTTAGTCTTCTCATTAAATGGACAGCAAGACCTGATCAATAAGGTAGAAGCAACGCTGTCTCCACTTATACCCAATAGTAAAATACATATTGTGGTCACGGAAAATTTAGGACATACTTTTGGTACATTTTTATCTGACTCGATAATTTTTGATTATGTTAAGTCTTTGGATTATGACTATGTATGGAAATTATCTAATGATGTTTTAGTAGAAGCATCTATTTTTAATAAACAGGTGTCTGCCAACAAAGACTTTTATTATATCAATAATATCGGCTACGGAGCTTTTTCTGATTATAACCAAAACGAATTATGTCAAGCCATATTAGATACAAAATATTGTTATCCACAGACTAATTTTTATATTATCAAAAAAGCAATCAATTTTATTCCTAGTCGTGATGAAATTTATGATTTAAAAAATAAATACGATCAAATATGTCAACAAAACCCGGGTATTCAGCCATGGCATGCAATCCAGGGTTGTGATTGTGAGCATATGATTAAAGCTACCGTAGATAAAAATAATTTGAGTATGGAATATTTGCTATCAGAAGATAGCACAAAAAAAATTATTAATTGGATATACATTAACCAGATTCATGATGGTAGTCACAAAAACATCGCTTATTCTGAGCTTGGAAATTTATGTCATATGCATTTCTTGAATGAGCAGAAGCATACTATTTGACTGGTGTATAGGTTTACTATCCTAAAAATTTAAATTCTAATAAACAATAAATATCATTAAAGGAGATTTTATGTCTGCTATTCAAGAGCTACAAAATTATACATTCGTTAGCAAATATGCTCGTTGGTTAGAAGACAAAAATCGCAGAGAAACGTGGAAAGAAGCGGTAGACAGAGTTAGGAATATGATGCATCTCAAGTACGATGAGTTTGGCATAGCCGAAGATATCGACTGGGCTTATGATATGATGTATAAAAGAAAAGTATTAGGTAGTCAAAGAGCCTTACAGTTTGGTGGAGATCCCATTCTAAAACGTAACGCTAAAATTTATAATTGTACTGCTAGTTATTGTGATCGTCTCAGATTTTTTCAAGAATGTTTCTGGTTGCTGTTGTGTGGTAGCGGCACTGGTTTTAGCGTACAAAAGCATCACGTCGCTAAATTACCAGAATTAGAACATAATCCAAAAAATACTATAAAAAATACTATTACATATACTATAGAAGATAGTATCGAAGGTTGGTCTGATGCTCTGGGTGTTTTATTAAGCTCATATTTTAGTAAGCCCGTGGATGAATTCAAGCAATATAAAAATACCAATATTATTTTTGATTATTCTAATATTAGGCCAAAAGGTTCTTCGTTAGCTTCGGGCGTAGGTAAAGCACCAGGACATGAGCCTTTAGCAAATGGTTTAGAAAAAATTCGAGCATTATTGGATAGATGTATTAATAATGGGCAAAAAAAATTAAAGCCGATTGATGCATACGATATTGTTATGCACAGTAGTGATGCTGTACTATCAGGCGGTGTTCGTAGAAGTGCATCATTAGCACTATTTAGTCATGATGATGAAGAAATGGCTAAAGCAAAGACCGGCAACTGGTACATGGACAATCCACAAAGAGCCAGAAGCAATAATTCTGCACTATTAATTAAAGAGTCTACGAAGTTTGAAGATTTTTCCAAGCTTATGCAATCAGTGAAAGAATTCGGAGAACCCGGATTTATTTGGAGCGAATCTGATGCTATGATTTTTAATCCTTGTGTAGAAATAGGTATGTGGCCAGTAGATGAAGTGACAGGTAAAAGCGGATGGCAAGGATGTAATTTATCTACTATTAATTGTTCTTCTGTAGTAGATGAAGATGATTTTTTTGAGTCTTGTAAAGCCGCAGCTATTATAGGTACACTACAAGCAGGTTTTACTAAGCTAGACTATTTAGGAGAAATTAGCGAAAGAATTTTTAATAGAGAAGCTTTGCTTGGTGTGTCATTGACCGGTACTATGGAAAAGCATGAATTAGTATTATCTGAAAAGGTTTTGACCAAGGGTGCAAAAATAGCAGTAGATACCAATAAAAAAATTGCGACCAAGATCAAAATCAATCAGGCTGCTAGAGTTACATGCCTAAAGCCAGAAGGAACATCTTCTAGTATGTTGGGTACAAGTTCTGGCATACATCCCCATCATGCAAAAAGATATATTCGCCATGTACAGGCAAATGTTTTAGAAGCACCATATCAACACTTTAAGAAAGTTAATCCTCAAGCGTGTGCAAAGTCTGTATGGTCCGCGAACAATACAGACGAGGTGGTTAAGTTTCCTATTGAAGTGCCAGACGGAGCTAAATTAAAGAATCAGCTTCCCGCTGTCGAGATGTTAAAAGTAGTAAAAGAAACCCAAAAGAATTGGGTGCAGTCCGGAAAGAACAGATCTTTATGTACTCAAGAATATTTGAGTCATAATGTAAGCAATACAGTGACAGTAAAGCCAGATGAGTGGGATGATGTAACTCAGTTTATATATGATAATCGTAAGTATTTTGCAGGCATTTCTTTAATACCTCAAAGTGGAGACAAAGATTATCCTCAAGCCCCATTCACTACAGTTTACACTAGTCGTGAAATAGTTAAAGAATATGGAGACGCTGCTTTGTGGTGTTCTGGACTTATAGAGCTGGGTTTAAATGCCTTCAATAATAATCTGTGGGCAGCATGTGACTATGTAAGTCTTAACCAAAGCAAAGAAGCAGATTCTCAAGACAAACTATTGTTTTTAACAAAAATGAAAAGATTTGCTAATAAATATTTTGCTGATGATTTAAGACGATTAACATATTGTATGAAAGACGCATATAACTGGAAAATATATTGTGATTTATATGATTCGTTTAAGAAAGTAGACTATACCCAGTTGTCTGAAACAGAAGATAATACTGTGGGTATTGAAGAAATCAGTTGTGCTGGAGGGGCTTGTCTGCTATGATCAAAACTATATCAGGGGATAAGGGCACACATTTCATTAAATTTAAAATTGTTGATTCTAGAGCATCCAGGCCATCTAGAAATAGTCCAGACGATGCCGGGGTAGATCTTAGATGTTTAGACGATATACATATTCCTCCTCTGGGTCGAATATTGGTTAGAACAGGATTGATGGTGGAGATACCCAAACACTATTATGGCAGAATAGCGCCAAGATCCGGTTTGGCTTTTAAAAATGGCCTAGATGTTTTAGCAGGAGTGATTGACTCTTCATACAGAGGAGAACTAGGAGTGGTGCTACATAATACAGACCCCTATGAGTCGATTAAATTAAAGGGAGGGGATCGTATAGCCCAATTAATCATCGAAAAACACTATAATTTTGAGTTTGAGGAATCCAATGATTTGTCAGAAACTAGTCGATCCAATAAAGGCTTTGGATCTAGTGGATTACAATAAGAAATGCTATATAAGTGGTGTATATTAATGTAAATTGGTATACCTGTCTTTATAGTCAAAGGGTACGCATTGAGAAAAAAAAATAACAAAAGCGCCAAGAGAAAATCCAGAACTATAGATGCTACAAACGAAATTTCGTCGCCTAGTCAAATTTACAGGAATAGATTAAGACCAAGATCAGAAAATCAAAAAGAATATATCAGAGCAGTAGCAGAAAACACGATTACTTTTTGTCAAGGAGTTGCCGGTAGTGGTAAAACACACATTGCTATTGGCATGGCTTTAGAATATTTATTAGATAATAAAGTAGCTAAGATTATTATTACTAGACCAGTAGTAGAATCAGGAGAAAAAATAGGATATTTACCCGGTACAGCAGAAGAAAAACTACACCCGTATTTATTGCCATTATTTGATGAGGTTAATCACTTCATATCTTCTGCTATGTATAGCAGCCTAAAAACAAATAATAAAATAGAAATTGTTCCATTAGGATTAATGAGAGGTCGTAATTTTCATAATGCATTTATTGTTGCTGATGAATGTCAAAACGCTTCGTATGATCAGTTAAAAATGTTATTGACACGTATTGGTAATGGTAGCAAAATGGTTTTAACTGGGGATACCAGTCAGTCTGATTTACATAAACATATACAAGGTGGATTCTATAATGTTATTAGAGCCTTGTCTGGTGTTGATGGTATAGGTATATCTAAATTAGAGTTATCAGATATCGTTAGAAATCCCATTATTGCAAAAATTATTAGTAGATTAGACAATTTCGAACATGAGACAGATAAATAGTCAATGCTTGGTATTAAATGCTGATTATTCTCCTTTGGGTATTATTAGTTGGAAAAGAGCTATTATTTGGTCATGTAAACATCAGCTAAATTCTAAATTTGGCGTTGATATTATTGACTTCTATAAAAACGATTATATACAGGGCACAAATAATAAAAAAATACCCATCCCGGCAGTAGTAAAAACTGTTAAGTATTTTAAGATAAATTATCAAAGTGTGAATTTTTCGAGAAAAAATTTATTTATTAGGGATAGTTATAGCTGTCAATACTGTGGGATTCAAAAAGACACAGCAGAATTAACCTACGATCATGTTATTCCTAAGTCTGTGTGGAAAAATAAAAGTGGTTCACCTACTTGTTGGACTAATATAGTTACGGCCTGCGTAGCCTGTAATAGAAAAAAGGGTAATAGAACACCATCACAGGCCAATATGCCACTAAGAAATCTTCCTATAGTCCCGAATAGAAGCTTAAAGTACTTGCCAGTATCGAACCTTCTCCTTAAGATAAGATCAGACATACCGGAGGAATGGTCTGTTTATCTACCCGAGTCTTATTATAATGCCTGAATACACATATTCTTGCGATAAATGTAATACCGTATTTAGTATAGTATGTTCTATTCGTGAATATAAAGAAAAAACTATGTGTCCTCAATGCCAAAGTATAGATTTTGTATCTAGAAACTATTTAGAGGATTTGGGTAGTTTAAATACGTCCGTCATAAAAAATGATAGCGATCTAAAAACTATTGGAGATTTAGCCAATCGTAATAGAGATAAAATGAGCAGTGACCATAAAGCTAATCTAGAATCAAAACATAACGAATACAAAGAACAAAAATCTACCAAAGAATTACCGTCTGGCATGTCTAGAATACAAAAACCCAATTTTAAATATCGTTGGTCCAAATAGAGAGGCTACTTATTATGAGCGACAACAGTTTTATTTATAAACCAGAAAGTAGATATACCGCAGAAAGCACCGATGCATCATCAGAAGATAACTATTATACACTCGCTGGATTAGAAGACTTTATAGATACAGAAGGTAATCCTAGAGTGAAATTAGATTCTGAGAGCGTCTTTGCTAAAAAAATTATACGCAAAGATAATACTATAAAATATATTGTTAGACTTAATACTAGTGGCAAGTTTTATAATCCTGTGTCTATTTATGGTCAAGAACACCCAAAGAGTTTTTTGGATCGTGTGTGCAGATCTAACAATAAACACAAGGAAGTAAGTCAAAAAGTATTTGAGTGGTATGTAAAGTTTTTGTCTACTAAAAATACGGCTTGGTTATCTAATGCAGAAAGAGAGGATGAGTGAAATGTCTAGAGTTAATAAAACACAAAAGTACGCGACTCTTTGGCTACATAGTCAAGGATGGTCTCTGTCTAAAATTTCTGGTGAATTGTCTTTAACAGATACTCAGGTGTCTAATGTTATTAAAACTAATACTCAAGACGAGGAAACCTCAAAAATTAAAACAGTGTCTTCTCCAGTTAAAAAGCCCAGTTCTAAAAATCTAATGATTACAGAGAGCGCTGGTAAAACACGAAACGTGTCGATAATGACCAAAGAAGCCTCTCAATTAAATGATGAATTTAAAAAAGCATCACATAATATACCAAAAAGAGAAAAGGGAATCTTTAGGCCTAATCAAAAATGAATCAAGATCATACAGATATCTTTAAAGATTTAAGCACAGAAGAAAAGGCTCTCTTAGAAAAAATAGAGACTAAACTATCCTCTGTGCTGCATGATGCTAAGACACATAAGTTTGATCATTGGGATAAGATGTCTGACAATCCCGACTTTAGTAGTAAACATCCAGAGGTTTTACATCCTAAAACACTGACTGTAGGACCATATGAGATTACAGTAACCATCAAAGCAGAAGTCTCAGAGGTTGATAGTAAAGGATATTTATCAGATAATATAGAGGTATTAGAAAAATTTTATCATATTCCTGTTAAGGCCAAAGAAGATTATCAACAATATATGAATAAATTTTTTGAAATCTTTCACGATTCTTTGGAAAAAACTTGTCAAAACTTTAATACAAAAAATGATGGATAATTCTCCAGACAAGTATCTTTCTAAATATTCTAACGGCAAACAAGTCACCGCTGCTCAGTTCATTACGGAATTGATTTGTGAACGCAAGGCTATTTTGGATAAAGCAGATCTTCATTATAAATTTTGGACTCAAAAAAAATGGGCAGCCTTTTATAGAAATCAAATAGCATCTGCTAATAAATTAGTTAAACAATACGAGCCCAAAGCTATAGTTCGCGCTCTACAGACACCACAGGGTAAAAAAATTTACTCTTTGCGGGCTCCTCACTTACCTTCTATAATAGAAGAACAAATCACTCTAATGACACAAGAAAATCAAAATCTTACTCTGGCCATTAATAGAAATCAAAATAAGACATTTGGGCCTACAGAAATTTCTTCAGGTAAAAATATTATTTCTAAACTAAAAGGATTAGATCAATGAGTTTAAAAGATGACGTAATTAAAAATTTCGGCACAGAAATTATGCTAACTGCTAGTGCCGTTGTTGATAAAAAACTTATTACAATCCCAGTAAGTCCTTCTCTTGATATTATCTTAAATGGAGGAGTACCAGAAGGAAGTTTCATGATTTTAACAGGGCAACCTAAGTGTGGAAAAACCACAACCTCATTAGATTTTGCCGCAACAGCACAAAAACCCGAATATGCTTACGCTGGCTTTAAAGAAGGCAGAGAAGTGTATTACCTAAATATAGAAGGTAGATTAAAAAAGAGAGATTTGGAAGGTATACCAGGATTAAATCTAGAGCGTTTTCATGTCATAGGATCTCAACAAGGAAAAATATTACACGCAGAAGAATATCTACAGATCGCCGAAAGAATTATAAACGAAATACCAGGATCAGTTTTAATCATAGACTCGTATTCTGCTTTATGTACAGAAACCGAGATTACATCGGATATGAATAAGATGCAAAGAGCAGACGGAGCTAAATTATTAGCTAAGTTTTGTCGTAAAGTAGCAAACGTTATTCCGGTAAATAGAAATATTGTTATTGGTATTACTCATTTAATGGGCAATCCCGGCACTGGTCACGTTGAATGGAAAGAAAAAAGTGGACAAGCTATTGCCTACCAAACAGATATTAAACTGAGAGCACAATTTCATAAAGCGTGGAAAGTTGGTTCATCAGAAGATGGTCAGCAAATTGGACAAGAAATACAATGGCAAGTTATTTGTTCTGCTTTAGGTTCTCCTGGCGGTACTATAACCAGCTATATCAGATATGGACAAGGCATAGATAAGCAAATGGAGTTATTGATGTTGGCTGTGGATATTGGACTCATACATAAGGGCGGAGCATGGTACACGCTTACTTCTGTAGAAGACAAACCCAAATTTCAAGGAACAGAAAAGCTAAGACAATATTTAGTAGATAATCCCAAAGTTTATCATAGCTTATTAAAAGAAGTTAAAAGCACCATGGGTATCAAATGAATGTCAAAGATTTAGATGGCAATACCGTAAAATGGCAATTAATAGGCGGTATCGCCCATGGAAGTATAAAAAATAAATCTTCATTTCATCTAACCGCTAGAAATTTAATACATGAACTATTTCCAACTATGCAGGTTTTGGAAGAAGTAGCGATACCCTTAAGAAGGTCTGAAACATTATACTTAGATTTTTATATACCCCTTTTAAAGAGATGCATAGAAGTACATGGTGAACAACACTATAAGTTTGTGCCTTTTTATCATAATAATTTATTAGGTTTTATCAAACACAAAAAAAGAGACCAAGAAAAACAAGAGTGGTGCCATGTCAATAGTATCAGCTATATAGAGTTGCCGTTTCACGAAAAACTAGATGAATGGAAGGACAGAATTAAAAATGAGCACCAAAACAGCTAAAGAAGAACTACAGGATTGGGATGTTCTATTAGACGAGTACGAAAATCAACTCGGCTTGCCCAAATACAATCCCGGCGTATTATCTGAACAGGAACTCAATGGTTATTTGACGATGAGCAGGGACGAGCTGGAAAAATTAACACCAGAAGACTGTGGACAAATTTCCTATAGGCTTGGTCAATTTTCTTTTCATATACAAAGAACCATTAATAGAGAAATAGCCAGACACAATTGGGCCGACGAAAACACTAAAGCTGCTATAGCAGATGATATCAACAACTATAAAGGCTATGGATACATAGAAAAATCTAATCAGGCTATTAAGCATAATGATAAGGCCCAGGCTCTCAATAAAATAAAAATCTATGCTAAACAGAGAACTGATAGACTGTCTTATTTAGCTAATTCTATGAAGAATCTATCGGACATTTTATTATCAATTCAAAAAATTAAGAGTACTAAATATGGATAATATAAGTTTAAATCCTCAGCAAATTCAGCAAATGATTCAAATGTTACAGTCTATGCTTCCTCCCCAAGAAACTAAAACTGAGACAAAAGATCATGAAGCCGTGACTAATCCTACAAACAATAATATAAAAACCAACGACGTATCACATAGTCGTAATAAGTTTGACGATATGCCAGAAAGACGAATGCACAAAGAAGATGTAGAAGTTGATAAAAAATTAGCGACTCAGCCTCCTGTGCCAAGGGCTAGAAAATTTAAACTAATTAAGGTTTCTTGCAGGGTGTGCGGGAAAAAAGAAGAAGTTAATCCTGTTTTGATTACCGATTCTCTAGATAGATATAAGTGTAACAGGTGTTCAGGAACAGCGGGTTAATAAAAAGGATACAGGAATATTTGTATGATTTTATGTGATGTGGCCGCAGAACGCGCCGTTTTATCTGGCATTTGCAATTATGGCGAAGTGGCGTATTTGGACATAGCGGATATTATTCAAGACACCTCTTTTACTATAGATAGTAATGCTATTATATTTAAATGTCTAAAAACAGTTTGTGAAAGAGAACAAAAGCCAAGTATAGATATAGCAACTATATTTTCTGTGGCAGAAGAGCTGGGTTTTTCTCATATAATTACAAAAAAAGAAGAAACCCAACACTTGAAGGCTATTATGGATTTTCCTGTTAGTCTAGATAATGTTAGAAAATTTGCAGCTAAAATCAGAAAATTAGAAATTGCTAGGCTATTGCGTAAACAGCTGGAACTAGCACAAGAAAAAATCTTGGATGTTAATGGCACAGAGCCTGTAGGGTCTATTTTAGGAATAGCAGAAGAAACTATTTTTAATTTCACCTCCTTGTTAAATGATACAGATAATCATCCGGTAACTATTGGCGAAAACATAGAGGAATATATTCTGGCTTTGGAATCTAATCCCATTGATCAAGTGGGTATTCCCACTGGATTTCCGGCCTATGATCAATCTATTGGCGGAGGTCTAAGAAGAGGCACGGTTAATGTAATAGCAGCTAGACCCAAAACTGGTAAGACTTTATTATCGGATAATTTAGGTTATAATATAGCAAAACTGGGCGTACCTGTACTTAATATGGATACCGAAATGAATAAAGAGGACCATATTAATCGTATCTTAGCAATGATGACAGAGATTGAAATCAACACTATAGAAACTGGTAAGTTTGCAGATTCTCCAGACAAAAAAAACAAACTAATATCAGCTTCTCGTCTATTAGCCAAAACGCCCCTATATCACAAAAGCATAGCGGGCAAGCCCTTTGAAGATCAGCTAGCTATTATGAGACGCTGGCTTCTAAAAGAAGTTGGTCTTAAAGATGATGGAACAGCTAAAGACTGCGTTATTTTTTATGATTATCTTAAACTTATGGATAGTGCTGGTATGAGCCAAGACTTAAAGGAATATCAAATTCTTGGTTTTATGATGACATCATTGCATAACTTTGCTGTTAGATACAAAGTGCCAATAGTAGCCTTTATACAGTTAAACAGAGACGGTATAACCAAAGAAAGCACCGATACGGCGAGTGGCTCAGATAGAATTATATGGCTGTGTAGTAATTTCAGTATATTTAAAAGAAAAACGCCAGAGGAAATTGCGGAAGATGGTCCGGATAATGGCAATCGTAAACTAATACCATTAATTAGTAGGCATGGCGGAGGCTTGGATGACAACGATTATATAAATTGTCATATGCAAGGCTGGTGTGCCAAGATTACCGAAGGTAGAACTAAATTGGAAGTTGCTAATAATAGAGGAAGAACATCAGATGGCTTTATTGTTGAAGAACAAAATGCAAGTGAAGAAATCCCTTTTGAATGATCAAGCAAAACTTAAGATAGTTTGCGACGAAGTGTGTGACAATATACACGCTCTTTTAGATTTGTTTGAAATAGAGTATAGATCAAATAATAAAATGATTTCTATGGCTTGTCCCATACACGGTGGAGATAATATATCTGCTGTGAATTTATATCCAGAGGGCGATACTTATAGGGGTAACTGGAAATGCAGAACACATGGCTGTGAGAAAATTTTTAAGGGTTCCGTGCTCGGTTTTTTAAGAGGTATTATTTCTCATCAAAAGTATAAATGGGAAAAAAATGGGGACAAAGCGTGTTCATTTGATGAAGCCATAGATTTTGCTCTAGCGTTTATTAAAAAAGACATATCACACATCAAAATTTCTAAGGTAGAAAAAGATAAAAGACTGTTTACTAGCGTAGTCAATTATATTAATACTACCCCTAAAGAAAATTCTACTAAATTTCCTACCAGAAATCAGGTTAGAAATTCTTTAATCAGGCCCGCAGAATATTATATTAATAGAAATTATTCGCTAGACACACTAGATAAATACGACGTCGGGGTTTGCAACAAGCCAGATAAAGAAATGTATAATAGAGTAGTTGTGCCTATATATGACAACGACTATAAATATATGATAGGCTGTTCTGGTAGGAGTTTATTTGACAAATGTAATAACTGCGATTGTTATCATGACAGCAACAATGTTTGTCCCGATGAAGAAAAAAGATGGCAAAATCCAAAATGGAAACATAGTGCTAACTTTAAAAGCCAAAATTGTTTATATAATTTTTGGTTTGCTAAAGAGAATATTAAAGCGACAGCCACAGCACTTATTGTAGAAAGCCCTGGCAATGTGTGGAGACTAGAAGAAAATGGCATACATAATAGTGTTGCTATGTTTGGTTCTTCTTTAAGCGATAGACAAAAAATTATTTTGGATTCTTCTGGAGCAATGACACTAGTAATCTTGACCGATAATGATGAAGCGGGGCGTAAAGCAGCAGAACAAATAAAAAACAAATGCAAAAACACATATCGTATTTTTGTACCAACAATTAGCGCCAACGATGTTGGAGAAATGTCCTGTGAACAAATTAACACAGAAATTAAGGAGTTTTTAAAAGGTATTATATGACATATATTATAGCTTTTGCCGGAAGAAAACAATCTGGCAAAACAACTTGTGCAGAAGCTAGTCTATATTTTTTTAAAGAACAGATAAATTTATCTGGTAAAATTTACAACTTTGCCGATCCGCTAAAACAAGATATATGTATGAATATATTGGGGATGACACATAGTCAGTGTTATGGAGATGATATAGATAAAAACACATTGACCAATATGTATTGGAATAATACCAACCTTACGGCGAGAGAAGTGATGCAATTCGTGGGAACCGATATTTTCCGCACATTAAAAAATGATGTGTGGGCAGGCGCAACCATTAAAAAAATCGTTTTAGAACAGCCAGAGGTCGCTATTATTGCAGATTGTAGGTTCCCCAACGAGGTTGAAGCGGTCAAATCAGCAGGGGGATATGTTATCAAATTAACTCGTAATCCTTATCATTCTACTCATTCGAGCGAAATTGCATTAGATCCAGAAAATTATGACTCTAACAATTTTGATCTTATTATAGATAATAATACCATAGACATAAAACAACAAACTCAAATTGTCTTTTCCTTCCTGTCCACCCTCGTGAATAAAAACCATATATGATAATAACCTATCTTAGATCATCTAGTTATGGCACCCACTCTATGTGCCCACAACAATATTTTTTCGAATATATATTAGGAATAAGATCGCCGTCCAATAAAAAAGCAGACAAGGGAACCATATGCCATAAGGTTTTAGAGATTTTAGCTTTTATCAAACTGACTGAACAAAATAAAAATAAAAGTTTTGTAGACGATATTATTGGAGAGGTTAATATTGAAAAATATAATTTAGATACTATTACAGAAAAAATATATAAGTATTATACTAGCAAGTTTACACATCACGAATGGGATATTAAAGACTATAAAGATTGTCATACCTGGGTACACAAAGCACTAACGTATAACAATGGAATGTTTGATCCGAGAAATCGACATATCGTAGAGCCTGAACAACATTTTGATATAGAAATTAAAAAACCATGGTCATATTATAAATATGATACTAAAGAAGGTATACTAGAGGGTAATTTAGCTATTAAGGGCACTATAGACTTAATTACCAAGGTTAACGACAAGACTCTAGAAGTAATAGACTGGAAAACAGGAAGAAGATTAGACTGGGCAACCGGAGAAGAAAAAACACATCAAAAACTACAAAATGATCCACAGTTAAGAATGTATCATTATGCTATACAGCATTTGTATCCAGAAATAGATCATGTGATGATATCTATTAATTTCATTAATGATGGCGGAGTATTTTCTATTTGTTTTGATAAGAGCGACTTATATAAAACAGAATTAATGATTAAAGAAAAATTTGAAATTATTAAAAATACACAAAGACCACAATTAAACAAAAGCTGGAAATGTAACAAGTTGTGTCATTTTGGTAAAACCACTTTTGCCAATACTTCCATACTGCCAATTCTAGAATATAGAGATGGTCAACTAATCCCTAAAGACCAATATATGACCAAGTGTGAACAAGTAAAACACGACACAGACCTAAAGGGGATAAAAGCTGTGATTGACGAATACCAAACTCCAGGCTATAGTATAGGACACTACAAAGCACCCGGAAGCTCTGAATGAAAACCTATAATCCCCTCCATTGTCACTCTACATACAGCTTATTGGACGGCCTACCACAACCCAAAGATATTGCACAACGATGCATAGAGATAGGGGCCTCAGCTTGTGCCCTAACAGACCACGGAAATATAGCCGGAGCTGTTAAGTTCTATGCAGAAATGAAGAAACAAAATATTAAACCTATTTTGGGTTGTGAGTTATATTTGTGTGATGGAGACCCTACAGATCAATCTAAAGAAAACAAAAACCTAAGTCACTTTCTTGTTTTAGCAAAAAATTACGCCGGTTGGCAGGATCTCATTAAAATAGTTTCAGAAAGTAATCGTCCAGATTTTTTCTATCACAAACCTAGAATTAATTTAGAAACTTTGGGCTCATTATTAACTGGCAATATTATTGGGTTTTGTGGCCATCTAGGCTCTTACTTAGCAGATAAAATAACACATGAGAATCAGCTTATACCCGATTGGAAGACTGTTGGATTAACAGAAATCGGTAAGTTACAAAATGTATTTGGTAAAGAGAATTTCTTTCTAGAAGCCCAATTAATGGATAAAGAAAATACTCCATTACAGATTATTTTAACGGATGCTATTAGAGAGCTAAGTAAGCTTACTAATACAAAAATTATCGGCACCCCAGACGCCCATTATTGTCGTAAAGAAGATGCTGTGGATCAAAGAGTTTTATTATGCAATAATCTTAAAACAACTTTTCCGGAAATTAGCAGAAAAATTAGTAATGACGAAGAAGTTCCGCTAGGCTGTTTTTTTACTTCGGATAATTTTCATATACTATCCCAAGAAGAAATGAATTTTTTGCACACAGAAGAAGAAATAGAAAATACCAGAATTATAACTGATATGTGCGAAGAATACAACATACTCAGTAAGCCAAATCTGCCCCCATTTGCCTGTCCTAATAATATGTCTGCTGATGAATACTTGAGAGAACTATGTCGCCACGGATGGAAGAATAAAATAGCGCCAGCCATAGATAAAGAATTACAAGTATCTTATGTCGATAGAATTAAATATGAACTAGAAGTACTACAAGGAGCCGGGCTGTCTAGTTACTTTTTAATTGTGCAAGATATAGTGGACTATGTAAGAAAAAATAATTGGCTACCCGGCCCAGGTAGAGGTAGTGCTGCTGGTTGTTTAGTTTCATATCTTATTGGTATTACCAGTATAGACCCATTAAAGTATAATCTTTTATTTGATAGATTTTATAATGCTGGTAGAAATAGTAAAGATCATATTTCCATGCCCGATATCGACGTAGACGTACCTATCAATAAAAGAGAAAACATTATTGAATATATTAAAACGTGTTATGGTCATGACAAAGTATCTCAAATGATTACTTTCAATACTATTAAAGGCCGAGGCGCTATAAAAGATGTTCTTAGAGTTTACGGCAATATCTCATTTGAAGAAATGAATAAAATTACTAAGGGAATTCCAGACGAAGCTAAAATAGCGGACGATCTTCAAGAAATGAAAGAGGAGACTGGGGAAGCCTCTATTATTAGGTGGGCTTTAGAGAATGAGCCAGAAAAACTCAAAGAATGGTGTTATATTGACGATAATAATGAACTACAGGGGCCGCTTGCTAAAAGATTTGAACAGGCTATAAGATTAGAGGGCACCAAGTCTAATCAATCCAAACACGCCGCTGGCATAGCAATAAGTGCCCAATCACTAAACACCCTATGTCCTATGGTATACGATTCAAAAAACGATCAGATGATAGCCGGAATGGAGATGCAAGACCTAGAATCTCTGGGAATTATAAAATTCGATATTCTTGGCGTAGCGATGTTGGATAAAATTATGACAATAACAGACATGCTTAATAAAGGAGAATAGAATATGAGTACGGTTAAGTTTATGGACCTAGAAGTTGGTTCTAAATTTAAAATGAATGGTATAGAATATGTTAAAACACCAGAAGAAAGAGTAAGTTGTTGTACATGTTTTAATGCTTGTGTAACTGCTAATTCTGACCAAAAAATACAGGTGCTGCCGCTAATTCAAGTAGAAAAAATAGAGAATGCTTAATGATTAACTATAATAAAATATGTGTTTTTGATTTTGAAACTGATGGCTCGGATCCCAGGGGTTGTAGTCCAGTACAAATAGCCGCTGTTATTGTTGATCCTATTAAGTTGGAAATTGTGCCTAATTCAGAATTTAATATCTTTTTTAAGCCAGAAGTGTTAGAAAAAAATGATAATTATGTTTATGAAACGGATATTCTGGATTTTCATGCTAAGGTCAGAGGATCAACCAAAGAACAAATTTTATCTGAGTGGAAAGAATATCCAATACAAGATCAATCATGGAAATTGTTTACCAATTATTTAATGATGCATCATACTCGATCATCTAAAAAGAGTCAGTTCAGCGCTCCTATCGCTGCGGGATATAATATCAATAGGTTTGATTTGCCTATTATAGATCGCTTGAGTCGTAAATATGGTAATGTGAATAAAGAAGACAGATCAGATATTTTTTATCCACGAGATGTTTTAGATATTATGAATTTGGTCTTTTATTGGTTTGAAAACAATAATGATGTCAAAAATTTATCACTAGATACTCTTAGAGATTATTTAGGCATATCTAAATTAGGGGCTCACGACGCTCTAAAAGATGTAAAAGATTGTGCAGAAATATTAATTCGTTTCCTTAAGTTGCACAGAAATCTGAGTCAAAAAATAAAGTTTAAAGATTCTTTTGGGTCCTAATATATGTCGAAAAAATTTCAGTATCCTTGCGGATGTTCTTTTAATGTGTCTTTGGATGGAGATAAGATCACGCAATTGATTTTTGATCCAAAAATAGAAAACATTGATCTAGATTGTCAAAGAACTTGGGATCTTATATCAGACGGTAATACCAAGGGGTGTTTTCAGCTAGAGTCTAGGCTTGGTAAGTCTATGGCTAAAAAATTAAAACCCCAAAACATGGAGCAGCTTTCTGCTCTTATTAGTATTTTGAGACCCGGATGTTTAGAGGCTGTTAGAGATGGAAAAACAGTTTCTAATCATTATATAGATAAAAAGAATGGACTAGAATCAGTGGATTATTACCACTCAGTTTTAGAACCTGTTTTAAAAACTACATACGGAGAGATGATTTATCAAGAACAGGCGATGGAAATTGCCAGAGTTGTAGCCGGGTTTAATTTGCAAGAAGCAGACATGTTGCGTAAGGCCATCGGTAAGAAAAAACCAGAAGAAATGGCTAAAATTAAAATTAAATTTATAGAGGGCTCACAAAAAGCAAATCTAGTATCATCGTCACAAGCAGAAGAAATTTTCGGATGGATAGAAAAATCTCAAAGATATTCCTTTAATAAAAGTCATGCGGTTAGTTATGCTGTTAATAGTTATTTATCAGCTTACACAAAAGCTCACTTTCCAAGAATTTTTTTTGCGGCCTATTTGAGATTTGCTAAAGATAAAATAGACCCAAAAGCAGAAATCAAGGAATTAGTACAGAATGCTAATGAGATGGATGTTTCTGTGCGGCTGCCAGACATTAGAAACATGAATCAGTATTTTATATTAAAGAATGAAAAAATTTATTTTGGACTAACAGATATTAAAGGTTTCGGTAAGTCCGTATTCGACAAACTCATTAAATTAAAAGATGAACAATTTTTAGATTTTGATCTTATGACATGGATAGATATGCTGATGAAAGTATTATTAAACATTAATTCTACATCGGCAAAAGCTCTCATACAAGCAGGAGCTCTTTCTTATCTCAATAAAAATAGATCTTCTATGTTATTTGAATTTAATTTAATGTCAGAACTAACTAAAAAAGAATGTTCTTTTATCACAGATAAAACACATAAATACAAAAGTTTGGGGGATGCACTATATGATTTATATCATAATGGTAAATCAAACAAGAATCGTAAAAATATAATTTTAGGCTTAATTAATAATTTCAATAAGCCACCATACGCTCTAGAAGATAATCCTGATTGGATATCCGATATAGAGGATGAAACTTTAGGGTGCAGTATGACCTGCTCTAAGGTAGACATGTATGATATAAGTATGACTAATATTACGTGTAAAGATTTTAAGAATGGCATGATTAAAGACAATCTTATATTATGCGGAGAAATAGAAGCCATCAGTGTTACTAAAACAAAGTCGGGCAAAACTCCTGGACTAGAGATGGCTTTCGTAACAATGAGTGACGGCACAGGCTCTGTTGATTCTGTTGTTTTCTTTCCAGAGTCGTACAAACTATATAGAAATACGTTGTTTGAAGGCAACGTAGTTATAGTAAAGGGTAACAGATCGAAGTCTGGAGACTCTCTCATAGTTGAAAAAACGTATATTCCGAAAACTTGACGCTTGGCCGTCGGTTCCTATAATAGTGTAGTACATTGGTTATTTTTTTCAAGGAGAAATAAATGAATATTAATATCTTACGTGGTAATCTTGCTCGTGATCCAGAAATGCGTGTTGTTAATACTAATGGTAAGCAGACTGCGGTAGTTAATTTTACCGTCGCTGTTTCTCGTGAGTATACCAAGTCCAATGGAGAAAAGGACAAGGTAACAACTTTTGTACCATGTGAAGCATGGGATAGTGGCGCAGAAATTATCGGACAGTCCTTCAAGAAGGGCGATCTGGTTCTAGTAGAAGGATCATTACGTAATGATTCATGGGAAAAGGATGGAGTTAAGCATAACTCGTTGAAGGTTAGAGTTAATAACTTTTCTAAGATTACTAAGCTATCTAAGAAGAGCAAAGAAGTTAATGAAGAAGTTGTAAGTTTCTAATCCATCAGATGCACTAAAAAGAGATGGGGGTGCGAACACACCCCCATTTTTCTATGTCTAAAACCAAACTTAAAATTTTGATGTGTTCCGAAGCTAGTTTTTTAAATTCTGGTTTTGGTACTTATGCTAGGGAAATACTGCAAAGGCTGCATCGTACTGGTAAGTACGAAATCGCAGAATTTGCTTCTTATGGAAAGGTGAACGACCCTAAAGACGTGGGTATTCACTGGAGATATTATGCAAATGCTGTTGACGATAAAGACCCTAGGGCTTCAGAATATAATAGCTCTATGGAAAATCAATTCGGCAGATGGAGATTTGAAAGAGTTCTTCTAGATTTTCAGCCCGATATAGTAGTCGATGTCAGAGATTATTGGATGAGTTCATACCAACAATTCTCTCCATTAAGACCATTTTATCACTGGGTCTTGATGCCCACGGTAGATTCTGCCCCACAACAAGAAGAATGGCTCGATACATTCTTACACGCCGACGCTATTTTTACTTACTCAGATTTCGGCAGAGATACTCTGCTAGAACAAAGCAATAATAAAATTAGATACATAGATACTACGTCTCCCGGCGTAGATCTTAATACATTCAAAGCTATAGACAACAGATCGGGTCTTAAAGAACATTTTGGTTTTGATCCGGACAGCTTTATTATTGGCAGTATTATGCGTAATCAAAAACGCAAACTTGTACCAGAATTATTCTCCAGCCTTAAGGGATTACTCCATAAATTCAAAAGAGAAAAAAATCCTATTGGAGAAAAGACTTATCTGTATTTGCATACGAGCTATCCGGATGCGGGTTGGGATATTCCTCAACTACTTAAAGAATATAAAGTAGGCAACAGAGTACTATTTACTTATAGTTGTAAAAATTGTGGATACTTTGCACCCAGCCTATACCAGCACCCTGTTTCATATTGCCCAAAATGTAGTCAAAAATCTTTTTCTATGCCTAATGTAAGTTCAGGCATTTCTTCACAAAATTTATCTGTTGTGATTAATCTTTTTGATATCTATGTGCAATATGCTATTTGCGAAGGCTTCGGCATGCCTCAAGTAGAAGCATCCTCTTGTGGAGTTCCAGTAGCATCTGTTGATTATAGTGCGATGAGTGATGTTGTCAGAAAAATCAATGGATATCCGATTAAAATTAGACAAGGCTTTAAAGAACTAGAGACAAAAGCTATTAGAGTATATCCAGACAATAACCATTTAATAGAAATTTTATCTGAATACCAAGCTATGCCCAGCGTACTGAAAGAACAGAAACGGTTTGAAACCAGAAAATTAACAGAAGATCACTATAATTGGGACCATATTGCTGAAAAATGGGAAAAATATTTTGATAATGTACAATTGGTTGGTTTACAAGGAAAATGGGCAGAAAATCTTCCCGTATTGAACAGTATTGATTTACAGTCTTTACCTGTGAATAATAGAAATCCATACGATATTGTTACCAAGATGGTATCAGCTCATATGCCCCATCACCAGTTCGCATCTTCTATATTGCTATTAAATATGATACGTGACCTAGACTATGGATTCGCTATTAATGGTATACAAACAGAACCCTACGGTCTAGATAAGGCCACAGCCGTACTTAACAATATGATTAATAATAATAACTTAGCTCAGAACGCAAAGCATCATTTGCCAGAATTAAAAAATGAAGACTTTATTCAATATGCTCATATGAAAGAAAATATAAAAGAATGAATATTTTATTTGTAGGACCGTATAGGCAAAATGATGGGTGGGGTTTAGCTACACAAAGCTATATAAAAGCCCTGGGCACTAAGTATAACAATCTCACTACTAGGCCCATTTTTTTCACCAGCGCTCCATCAGAATACGAACCAGATGAACAAATCTTGGCGTATGAGAATGCTTATTTTGATCAATACGATGTGGTTATACAAAAAGTATTGCCCCATAATTTATTTCTCAATAAAAAATATGCAAAAAATATAGGCCTCTTTGTCTTAGAAACCAATAACATAGGACAGTCTACCTGTATTAATAATATCAATCAAATGGATGAAGTTTGGGTACCTAGCAACAGAGAAAAATTGTGTCTACAAAAGTCTGGAGTCATTAAGCCCATCAGGGTTATATCCCAGCCTCTTGACATAGACTTTATTAAAAATAATCAAACTCATAAATTAACTCTGCATCCTGCTATAGATAAAACCTTTAAATTTTATTTTATAGGGGAATATAATGAACGTAAAAATGTTTTGGATTTAGTCACAGCTTTTCATTTGGCTTTTGATATTACACAACCGGTGTCTTTGATTATTAAAAGTAGTATTGGGGGCATGAGCCCAGCAGAATCTCATCGAGTTATCGAAAAAGACATAGATAATTTAAAAAGAAAACTTAATATTAGTACTAAATACAAAAAAGAATTAATTATTACAGAAAGACTATCCGATAAAGATATCGTGGGATTACATAACTCTGGAGATTGTTTTGTAATGCCCTCTATGGGCGAAGCATTTTGTAGACCAGCAGCAGAAGCACTGGTTCTAGGTAAAACCCCTATTGTGACAAACAATACTGGTATGACCGACTATATTAATAACGATAACGGCTGGTTGATCAAAAGTCATAAAACACCTGTTATATTGAATAATAGGCCGCTAACAAATGAATTTGATTTATATAATGCCCATGAATATTGGTATAAAATAGATATGTACAATTTAATAGAGCATATGAGATCCGTCTACGCTATGCACAAATCAGAGAAACAAAAACTTGCCGATAAAAGAGAAGTCGGTAAAAGTATTATAGATCAATTTAGTTACCATAGTATTGGAGAGCGTCTATGTATCTAGGTTTTACTACGGGTAATATACTACAAAAATTTACTCAGGAACCATATAATATTCTATATGCTCCACAAAATAATTGTTTTGATCATACCTTGGTATCATTAGATCATCATAAGTATTTTAATATTGTAAATGCTCAGGCCAAGCCCACAATATCAATACCCAACCTAATCAATCTAGAGCCCAAAGACCTCACATTGTATAATTACAACTTAACTATAAGTAATAATATTATTGGTTATAGTCAAAATAATACATTTAAAAATTTTCATTTAAACGGTATTTTATGCACTCATTCAATCAGACCTCCGTATATTAAAAAAGAAGATCTAGCACTTATTAATCAAAGACTTAAAAAAGATGTTAAAATATTCTTCACCGGCGCTGCTCAAGAATCATGGAAACTAGATAATAGTTATCTAATCAATTATGGCATACCAGCAAACTTTAAAAGTTTATCTCCGTTCAACGAACGAACAAAAGACATTTTAGTTATAAACACAGAAGGATTGCCGTATGCTCAACAAATTGCTGCCGTAGCAAAAAATGCTGGTTTGTCAGGAGACATTATAACTAATCTCAGCATGTCCACAAAGTCTCTTAACGAGATTTTCAATCACTATAAAGTAGTTATAGATTTAGCTGAACATAATATTATTAATCTTTTATGTGCTGTGGCTGCTGGTTGTGTGGGCGTCACTATGTCTCATCCAGCAGTGAATAGAGAGTATGGGGATATTGATAACTTAGTTTTTGTTAATGAGCCAAATGAATTAATGAATATTGTTACTCAGAATCTTGACCCAAAGAACACAGAAGATGGTTCAATAAGTATAAAAAATAAATTTAGTTTCGAATCTTTTGCAAAGGTATTTAATTCTGTTATTGTACAAACCAACAACAAGGCATTTATTTTATGATTCATCAAATCAATATCACAATAGACGATAAAGAAGATTCAGTAGACGGTTGTTCTAATATTAATGTTAGTAATCTCAATCAAATTACTAATGGCTATGTTCAAAATATTAATTTTATAACCCTCGACAAATTACCCCAAGAAGATAGAAATCCTATATTTATAGAAGCTCTTAAAAAATTGACTAGGGGTGGAACATTAACTGTTCGTTTTTTAAATCCAGAAAATATTTGTCACAAGATCAAGTTTGGTACTTTTAATGGCGAGCATTTTGCTAAGTTGGTGCTGGGACTAAAGTCTTGTTGGACTAATACAGATTTCTTGTCCTTTATTCATGCTGTGTCGGGCTTCGAGGTTGTCAAAAATATGCAAGATGATGTTTATTCCATAGCCGTTATTCAAAAGATTAATGAAAAATAAAATAGCGTCATATATATTATCTTATGAAATTACTAAGGGCATGAAGTCTTTTGGGCCTATTGGACTGCTTAAACCTAATAATAACGCCAAAGAATTAGTACTACATCAAATAGATAACGTTGTTAAGTTTATGGGCGAAGCTACCGACATTAGCATAGTTGCCGGTTTTGGTTACGAAAAACTACAAAAAAAAATTCCTTCTCATATTAATATCATATTAAATAATTATTTTTTAACTACTAATCAAGGATACGCTTTTAAGCTAATTATTGATCACTACGACAATACTAAATATGATGGACTATTTATTACTTCTATAGATACTATGATTAGATGTAAAAAAAATAAAATTTTAAATACAGATCAGTCTTGGATTGTGTCTCAAAAAATAAAAAAAAATCAAACGAAACATAAATTTCTAGGTTCAGTATCCAATTCTAATGGCAATATAGAATATATCTTTTATGATATTGGCGCCCATATTTGGTCTGGAATGGTATATTTATGTAATAAAGACTTGACAACGATTGCCAATAACATAGATACATATTATGACAATATGTTCTTATTTGAAATTATTAATAAATCTATTGGACACAATATTTGTTATAAAGAACTAGCTTTAAACCACGACGAATTAATACATATAACCGGCTTAAAAGATAAAAATAAAATTAAAGAGTACGCATAATGACCAAAAAGAAAATACTAGCACATCTAAACCACGAAAACGAATATAAGTCATTTTTACATAACTTATTCAGTTTAAGTTCTGATGAATATGATATTTCTGCTGTGAATTTTCACGGCAATTTATTTGAGGTTTATCATCAAAACAAACCAGATATTATTATTGGTCCAGCCAATGAGTATTCTCAAGAAATGCATGATTTTATTACAGATCATGCTGCCAACGTAAAGATTAGTATTTTTCTTAATGTTCCTATTAAAAATGATGAAATTGGAGTCTTTTGGAACAAGCATAAGATTCTGTGTGTTGGTAAACGAAGTAATATGGCCACAGATCGGATTGCAGACTATGAATGCCTATATGATAGACTATATGATGATAAAATCTTTATGCTCAGTAATCAGACTAGAAATAATAAAACAGCAGTGATGTTGTCTAGCGATAACGAAATAAACGACACTGTCCTGTCTGATGTTTTATATCCTAAGTGTCAAGAAAAAATAGTTTTATTTAATTCTGCTAATTATCAGAACCCACAAAATGTGGGTGTGTTATCTCCTCCAGATATCAATTTAGTATTTAATAGCTATTCTTATTTACTAGATTTGGACAACTCCTATAATATAGAATCTCAAATTTGTGGCATTCAAAACATATCTATAGAAGGCGACATTCTAGAGAATATAAAGTCTGTTAAGCTAAGGTCATTAGCGCCATTTGATTCAACACAATCTTCATATGGAGCATTTATAAAAAACATATTCTTAAAAGCTCTGAAAGGAAATTAAAACATGGATATTGGCTTTTATTTGTTAGACATTGCTGCCGACAACGAGCAACAAAAAAATATACTGAATAGTATAAACGAGCTGTGCAAAAAATTACCATATAGCAATATTGTATTATTTAATAATCAATTTAATAATATAGATTTAAATCATAAATACTATATACTACATATTCAACAAGCTAAATATTTTGATGGTATCTTATTTATATTTGATACTAAAAGTGCCATGTTGACTAAAACTTTTCCGGGTCCCAAAAAACAGGTCTTATATATTTCAGAACCTGAATGGTCAAAGAATCCCGGGCTGCCGTATGGTTTTTGGCACAGCATTTATATGCAAAATAACTTGGAAGTAATCACCAATAATAAAGACACCTACGAACTATGCAACATATGTTGGAAACAGCCGCTGTCTCTCATGTCGGAATTCAATAGCGAGGAGATATATAATGTCATCACAAAACTATGATAGTCTGAATGATAAGACTAAAAAACAGCTAATATTAGATACTTATTTAAATAAAAAAATGAGCTTTGGCGATATTGCTGAACAGTATAACACATATGCTAATAAAATTAGAAGAGATGCAAAAAAATTCAAAGTTCCGATCAGAGACAAAAGTCTTGCTCAAAAAAACGCTCTATCTACAGGTAAGCATAAACATCCCACAAAAGGAATGTCCAGAAGTGAAGACACCAAAAATAAGATAGGTAATGGGGTGATGCAGTCGTGGGAGAGTTTGTCTGCAAAGGAACTGAAACAAAGAAAACAAAAAAGTAAAACCAACTGGGAAAAATTAAGTATCGAAGACAAAGAAAATATTGTTAAAGCAGCGAATGATGCTGCTAGACTTAGTAGCAAGGTTGGTTCTAAGCTAGAAAAATTTCTATTAAACAAGTTACTAGTGGATGGTTGGCACGTAGATTTTCACAAAGAGCAAATATTATCAAATACCAAGTTGCAAATAGACCTTTTTCTGCCTACTATAAATTTGGCTATTGAGGTGGATGGACCATCACACTTTTTGCCCATATGGGGCGAAGATGCCTTGAAGAAAAATCAAAAATATGACGAGAAGAAAAACGGTTTAATTATTGGTAAAGGACTTAAACTAATTAGAATTAAACAAACTCATGATTTTTCACAAGCTCGTAGCAACGTCTTATATAAGAAATTATTAGAAGTACTCAATAATAAGCTTTATCAAACAAATAGTCTTATAGAAATAGAGGATTAATTAAATGGCGAAGGACAAAGAAAAGAAATCGTCTGTGGTTAGTAATGAAACAAATGGAGTTGTCAAGAATGCTGAGGTCGTGGTAACTACTGATAAGCCCAAGACTAGTGATTTGTCATGGACAGACTATGTACTTGGTCTGCTTTCAGATGACGAAAAAATACAAGGCAATCCTACAACAGACGGACTAAGACGCATATTTGAAGAAGCATTAAATTGTATACTCATCAGTTCTACTTCTAATGTTACTCAGTCCCCTGAGCCCGGTAACGAAAAAAGAGCCACGGTAGTACATTCGATTACATATTTAGCTAATGAGCAACATATTACTATAGACGGAGCAGCAGATGTTTATTGGGGGAATTGTGATAAAATCTATAGAAATCATCCTGTTGCAGTAGCGGAAACCAGAGCAGAAGGTCGTGCTTTAAGAAGAGCGCTAAAGCTAAGAAAGGTAGTAGCAGCAGAAGAATTAGCAAAGGAAATAGAAGACCATCCTGATGAAAATAGTGTTTCTAAAATTAGCGTTAATCAAATTAATTTTATTGATGTGATTGCACAAAGGCTAAACGTTAATGTGCATAACTTAATAAAATCACTTGCTATCGACCATGATAACATATATAATATATCACATGATCAAGCTATTAGCGTAATACAACAATTGACCGCTTATCAGCAAGATACATCAAAACTTACTACAGATATGTTAGGCTATAACCCACAATGGAAATAACTTATGAAAGTCTTTTACAAAGCTAGTGATAAATTGTCTTTTGAGCTGGAAGCATCTGGACAAAAAGAAATTTTTAAAGAATTAGCTTTGATTCAAGAGATTTTTTCTGAAGAAAAGTGTGGACTATGTAAGAGTCAAAACTTAAGATTTATAGTAAGAAACGTAGAGGGCAATGATTATTATGAGTTAAGATGTGCTGATTGTGGCGCAGTATTAGCTTTTGGACAGCATAAGAAAGGCGGAACGCTCTTTCCTAAGCGTAAAGATGATGACAATAATTGGTTACCAAACAACGGTTGGCACAAATGGCAAAAAAATCAGCAGGACAAAGGTTAAACTCCTTTAGTTACTGGGACAATTGGGTTTTAACTCTATACGATAGTGGTGTTTTACAAAGCTCCATTTTTCATACAGTATTACTATTAATACTAGCCCTGATATCTTTAGGCGAAAATGATACTAAGCCCATAGTATTAACCTTGTCATTTAATACTCAAACAGACCAGCAAGTATCTCATGAAGAATTTCCATCAATAGAAATATTAGAGGATCAAGCACAAGAATCTCTAATCGGTCAAAGCGCAAGTTCTAAGATGGTTGATGCTGTAGTTCATGAAGAATCGGTTGATGTTAAATTCCCCGAACTTGATGTTGCGGACAATAGTTCTGAAACAGCATATGTCGCCTCTTTGGATCCTCAAATTTTAAATAAGTTAGTACCCGATCAGACACCCCAAAATATTAAACAACCCGCAGCAAAGCCAACCCAGGGCTCTTATACAGCATCTAGGGGGCTTGGGACTGGTGACCAAGGTACTGGTGATAATGGCCATATTAGAGAAATACAAAAACGTCTCAAAAAATCTAATGCTGGCACTGGAGATTTACAAATTTCTATAGCCTGGAATACCACAGACGATATAGATTTGCATGTTAATTATAAGTCTACTAAAATAAACTCATACAGCTATATATGCTGGATGTATAGAAATGGTATAGACGGGGTGTTCTTAGACGTTGATAAAAACGCGTTTCCAACAGACTTAACTGATAAGCCGGTAGAAAATATTTTTTGGCCCAAAAACAGCCAGCCTAAAGGAGAGGTTGTTATTGGACTACATTTTTTCAAAAGTTGGTCTGGTAATAGCAGGGTTCCTGTTACTGTGTTAATTAACAACAAAGGAGAAATCACCACTAATCAATATACTGCTATATATGGATTAGAACCAACAGAGGTTTTGCGTTTTAAGGTAAATTAATAGGACCCCATTTATCCGCAGGGCATTTTTGATTACGATGGGCTAGCTTATTTTTATGATTAGCTTCTCTAACTACTACGCAGCCACATAGTAAGCAAGAACTATCCTTAAAGTATTCGCAAGTATTGCAAATAGCTAATCTGTTGTTAATCTCTTCTTGGGTGCATAATTCTTCTGTTTGATTTTCTGTAACGACATTATTGATAGCTTCTTTTTTAGCTTCCTCTAATATAAGCTCTGGTATTTTTTTATCAGATAGGTGGGTGGGTTTAAAAGTATTAGGGTCTTGTAAATGATTTTTATGTATGTCGTGTGCTAGATCCTCTATCTTTTTAAAACACATAATTTTGGTATTAGGATCTTCTAAGCCAACAGTTAAACCACAATACTCGCATTTATATAATGGCTTATTATTAAACGAAGAGCCCGTGCTCTTTAAATCACAGTAAGCAGTATTATTCATAGTTAGTTTTCCCGTATCTACAACAATAATTGGTATCATCACAACCATTAACATCAGTATCATAACACTGAGCTACATTGCTGCAACCAAAAGTCTTGTGTTTTTCGGATATATTTAGTGATCCTATAGGATTATGTGATGTAACCTGATTGCATTGTTCTACTAATGCCTCTCCCTTAAATACGTCTTGTATAGTTTTTGGTCTACGATAAGTATAAGTATAATATGCTACTGTAAATCCTATCGTGCCTTGTGTAACCACCGGATCACCAAAAGTTGCTCTGTAAGACATAGAAGGATAATTAATTTTAGTATACTTAACTTCACTACACGAATCAGGCACCACCCCCTCCACAATGTCGCCCACCGTATATTTATTTTTATTATTATGACACGGTGCGGTATTTAGCCAAATTTGAGACATTTGTTTTTTCCATAAAGATACTATGCGTTCGCCAGCTTTACCATTAGAATATGGAAAACTAACCGGAATATTACAGCCTCCCACAATAGATGAATCATTACCTCCTACGCAAACAGACGGTTCTGAATAAGAAATACAGGTGCTCCAAGGATAAGAATCTGGAGCATTTTTACCACATTGTCCACCGCCGCCTGTGCCTTCTCTTTGATAACACAAAGAGGCTCTTATGCCGCAATATCCTGCCAACCACACACTACCACCCATACCAACAGGACCATCGATGTTAGGGTTACCGTCTGTTAATATATATCCTAAGACACAAGTTCTTTGTTCTTCTATAATATCCCAGGGTTGCTGTTGAGGATTCATTGTTAATTTTGGTTCTTGGTTTAAACAAGATCCACAATAGCTATCTATGGTGTCGCTAACTGTAAAGCTATTATCTGGAACCGATACACTGATTAATGGACAAGCATTGTTGCTCGTTAATTCTGTAAAATACCAACATTTACTTTGTCCAGAAGCTAGGTTTATTGTAATGCTGGTATTAGTATAGTTCACAGAGCATAATTGTTGTGGACATAAAGGATTATATGCATTATTTTGAGTTCTAGATTTTACATCATAAATATGCCATTTTGTAGGAATAGCACCTGGACATTCTATCCATATACAGTTTTCAGTAGACCGGCCGCCAGATCCTCCTCCCATAATCTCTCCAGGATCATTAGTGGTTCCTGCAGAGGTTGATGAGCAAGCTTTAGAAATAGTGATTATTCTATTATTAGAAGGATAGTTTATTCGTCTCTTATAACCTTTTAAAGTAATATTATATCTACAATATTCAAAATTATAATCAAATTCGTTATAGTCATATTGCAAGCCGTTACACACACATAAAGATGCATTATTGGTATTTCTACAATAGCCATATTCCCAATTAGCGCATTCACAACTTTGGGAAGTATTACCAGGATAAGGTGGATAAGAACCTCCTCCAAAAACATTATATAACTTATTTTTAGTTAATGGATCTTCATAATCTAGAGTGAAACACGTGCCGCATGAAGGCTGGGTGATATTAATGCCGTCTCCTATCGCTCCAGGCTGATTTATCATTAACCCACCATTAAAATCTTCTACTTCTCCTGTATTAAAGAGTCCATCTGCTGATACTTGTGTTCTCATTGGTTTAGGATAACATCCTCCAAACGCTCCTCTAGCGTAGGTGCTAAAACTAATTTCTGCCTCATTACTCGCAATAATACTACATCCCTGTGGTATTCCGTCTTCTACAGACCGAGCAACATTATGATTAGTTTGATACCATCCGCCCTGGTTTCCGGCGCAAGGACTGTATACAACATAAGTAACACATGGCCCATTACCCACTGGCCCTAATCCTATTTGTAATGGTTCTGACCAATATGGAAATGATACGTCTGTTAATTCGTCTTCGGTACAACCTTGGTCACACGGCTTGGGACACTGTTTAAACAATGTAGCTCCGGTAGTAACTCTTGATAAAGAATGACTATATTGTTGTAATTCTTGACATGTTTTAATTAAATTATATGTAGTATTACTATCTGGAGAAGAACACGGTCCTCCACATACCGCAATGGAATTATTATCCACATATTCTTGATGTATAATTCCCTCAATAGATTCACCATTATAGTTGGCCTGAATTTTTATATCTCCATTCTCTTTAATCACACCACAAGAAAGATTATGGGAGCCTATTCTTATACTAACTGACTTACCAACTTTTAAGGTTCCTTGTACAGATATGGATCCGGTGATTATTCTGTTTTCTACTGGGGCGGTTGTATCATATTCATATGGAATATTTTTATATATATCTTTGGCAGTAACTTTGGGGTCTGTATGCTTTAATAAATCCATATATGTGATGTTTTGATTTTGATTATTTAATGTATTTAAATTAATTTTTTGTTTTTCTCCATACATTAATCTAAATAACATTTCATTAGCAAATATATCTGTGTCCACTACAGTAGCAGAATGATCATTTACTATTGAGCTTTCTAATGCTGCTTGATAGTCTTCGTTTAAAACAGATAATCTATTATTATTGTTTAGGGAATCTCTTTTGGGTCTTAATGGCAATAATGAACAAGAAGAACCCGAACTAACAATTAAAGGATTTTCTGGGGATAATTCAAAGCGCTGAATATAGTGAGGTTGATTATTACCTAGAGGGTTATAATTACCTCCTTCATAAGATATAATATATGGCACACTTTCTGGTATGCCGGTAATGGGGATATTTTTTTCTTCATAGATTTTATATATGCCGCTACAAGATGTTGAACCAACGGTTTTAATACCACACGATTTGCTTCCGCAAGTATCTAAAGCGTCTGAATCACAATATACAGGAAATCTTACAAATGGAGACGTTCCAGTAACTCTTGTCAAATACTCAGTTTCAAAATTAAAAACATTATAAGATGTAATCTCTGAATTTGGAACGGTTGGGAAAAATGTTTGACGGCATCCATCAGCATTATAATTAGTAGTACAATCAATATCATATAATTGATATGGCACATCATCTATTCTAAATGTATCAGAATACATTTTTTGATCAAAAGTTAAACAAGACTTTAGGTCAAATGCTGGGTCTATATTAATCCAAAATAATGCTGATCCTGTTACTGGATTATGATATGATTCCCAGTCATGGTCAATGTCTAAGTATTGGTGGATACCACTTATTTGCACCGTACCCGAAGGTGTTGGGGCGCTGAAACTAAAGCGATTAGAAAATATATTTATATCTATATATGGTAAATAATTATTAAAATTAGATAATAAATTATTGTTAATATTATAGTTATCTTGATTTTCTGTATTATATTTTTGATGTATACAATAATACACATTGCCATTATAGTTGCAGTCATCCTCACCATTAAATAAAGCACGAAAGTTATAATGATTACTATTAGAATTTACAATTAATTTATAAAAATTATTTAGATATAAACTACTAGGATAGATACGCTTATGGTCATGGATAGTAAAATTATATTTTGTAATATCATTAATAATATTGCCGTCAAAATTTAAAATATCTGACCATTTAGCTCTGTCAGGAAGATTCTTTAAAAATTGCACATTAGCAGAAGAGTCGCTATATGTATTGCTGAGTATTTGTCTAATTTTTTCTTCAAAAGATATTGATCGCAGTTCTGGATTTATGCTAGTCAAATAGGGATCTAATTCTTTCTTTAGTGTTTGTTGAAGAGACTGATACAACGTGATCTGTTGTATTTTTTCTGGTAAATCCCCCAGATCTCTTCTCCTACCATCTAGCACAAAATATGTATAGGCTTTAGGACGAGCGTTATTTCTTATATTTTGTTTTTTTATTATATTACCATAAGTATCAACATATTCTATTTTTAAATATTTAGCAATAAATGGGGATGAATTTTTACTATAAGATTCTTCTATAAATATAGACGGTATAGAGCTAATCTTTTTATAAGAATTATGTATATATCCATCTGAATTAGTAGCTAATAAATCTATGTTAAGATTGCTAAAATTAGTATACAAAAAATCATAATAACTATCTGATCCTCGACCGGTTAATAAATAAGAAGCTACGACTCTTTTATCTCCGTATCCTTTATACATCCAAATTTGTTCTTTATTCACAAGATGCACATAAGGATTAGTCTCATTAATTTTTTCTATAACGGTGCTTTCTAAGCCGGCTATAGATGTAGCATTAGACTGTGTGGGTAAAAACTCTTCTTCGAACATAAAATATGGACGAATACCTTCTATACGAATTACTTTGTTGTTAACTTCTTCAATATTAAAAATTTCAGGAATAAATGGATATGATAGATCATATTTTTTTGCTACAGCTACTGACAAAGGAAAGTCGTTGAAGCGTCTTGTTTCGAACACGTCATTATCTAAAGGAGATCTCAAATAATTAAAAGTAATATGTTTTTTAGGAGAACTAGGTATTAATATAGGACAAGTTTGTTTATAATCTTTATGAGTATATTCAAAAGCTAGTGGTGGACCACTATAAGCTTTATTATTGGCTATATAACCAAATAAATTTGAAGTATTATATATATACCATTGATTATTAATATTTAAATACAACCTAAGCTTAGAAACATCGTTATTTAAATTTTGAATTTGGTTTAATACGTCTTTAACTTTTTTAGTTAGATCTCCAATGAATACATAGCTTTGGAATCTTTGCGGAGAAGTAGTAGTTGTTTCAACACCCGTTATTGGATCGGTATATGTATTTTCAATAGGAAAAATATCTCGATCATAATCAAAATAATACTCATCACGAACATAGGAATAATTAGTAAATAAAGGGCCAAAAGGTGAGGTAGTATTAGAGTATTCTAATCCTTTGTTTGGATGAAAAGCCCCGGCGCTTAAAGTACCCATGGGTTGAATAGGATGTATACCAAAATTTAATATTTGTTTTCTGGGTATTCTGGTAAATTTAATAGGAACTATAGTTAGTTCATCTCCGCGACCGCCGTATACTGTTTCATTAGAACAAAACGTGCCACTTGGAGGATATAAATATATACTATTTCCCATAAGAGAAACTAAATATGGATTAGTTAAAACAACATTAATAGCTCCAATTGAATCATTTTTAGTAGAGATAATCTTTTTTTGTTTATCATATAATGTTTTATTATTAATTTCTACTTTATTTGCAAATCTTTGATAGCCAACATTAGTACTAGCTTCGGTTTCTCCGTATTCATTTTCGCTATAATTATTAGGATTGAATAAATCAACATTTTCTAGAATTTCTGCCCAAACATCCGCATGATTAGTATTAAAATTAGAAATAGTAAAAGACCAAGAGTTTTTTACATAATTGGGTAAATTTAAGCTAATAGATTGTTCACATCCGTATGGAAATTCTGGATCAATTTTTTTAGATAAATAGTTTAAAACAGAACCTATTCTTGGATGATTAGGAATACGATTATTAGATTCTATAAATAACTTATTAATATAATCTTCTGAATATCCGCCATAAGCTTTAAATGTAGGTCCGTATTTAGTCGATAAATTAGGAGTAAAAAATACCGGATCATTAGTAAAAGTGAAAGAGCTATCCCTGCAATTAAATAAAAATGATGGCACCAAACTTAATCCATAACATTTACACGGCTCATTGTTAGGAAAAGCTATACAATCAGCAGAAGACTCCGAACTACTTCTTAGTTTCTCTATCTTAACAGAATATAGTTTGATACCAACTTTTTTAGTGTCAAATTGAATAGATACATCGTGTCCATCTGTGTTACTACTAGAAGATGAGTTTTGCAGAAAGTAGGTGGATCCCGAAATTGAACTAAAAACATTAGATTCAAAATAAACGCCGTCTTGATGATGAAATGCTGCCTTGTCTATTCGGGGATCAAATACAAACGCGTTATACTGTCTTTTAAAATATAGTGTACCGTCTATGATTTCTCTAGGTATTCTGGTTCCTATCAAACCGGCTTGTGGATTTTCGCTATTATTGTAAAAATTTGCCAATTTATAATCACAAAAATTATCTGGTGTGCCGTCTCCGTTCTTACAAACATTATTATCTGTACTAGTTACTAGTCCGTAGGATGATTGTGGACCACAATATCTACAACTATTAGTAGAGCTACTAGTAATAATTCTTGGATAGGTATTATTAAATATGGAACAACCACTGGAAGCTATAATCTCTTTTATTTTATTATTATTTAAAGATAGTTTTGCGGTTTGTACCACTGCTGCTATTGTGTTCTCTCCGTTATTACAAGATGTTGCATAGTTTTTGATACTATTAATTTGACTACTTAAAGTATGTTTATGTGATAAATTTTGATTATATGAAAATATGTTACCCGTAAATTCTGAACAATCAATTTCTGTACTACACTGGGGCTGATTTTTTACTAAAGAATTTTTAACTACTATATCATAATTTAAATCTATATAACACTGGTCTTTAATTTTTGTATCATAAGTTAAAGATAAAGTAGAATCCATAGGACACCACAAATATCCTCCATATTTATTTGCTAATGTATTGATTAAATCACTTTTTGTTTTTATAAAACCAAAACCATTAACACTACCAATAAAGCTAGTAGACATATCTCGATTATAATCTAAATTTTGTCCAAAATTATTAATAGTAATATAGTTTTTCTCTTCGTTCTTTCCTCGGCCCTCTAAAACAGATGGAGCTTCATCAAAACCGGCTACCTTATTGGGTTTTAATAAATCAATAGTAATTTCGTCATATTGAGGAGCTGTACATAACATAGCTGCCAAACGAAATTTTTTGATTGGCTCATTGGACGTTAAATTAATTAACTGATCATTTTTATCTATTCTAGCATAAATATTTAAAAATCTAGAGTATAGATTACTAGAAATATATGTAAATTCTGATCCGCTAGGAATAACGCCTGTAACTATATTATTTTTAATAAGTTTTAAGCCGGATGGACAGCTTTTAATATCTGGATTTCCTCTATTAGCTATTGGGGGAGGCTCTGGTCCTTGATTAGTTGCCCAAAAAACATCACCAGGAGCAATATATAAATCTATGCCTTTAATGGGCCTTGTGTCATCTTTTTTGTCTTTATCAAAATGTCTATACCATCCTAAAATACCTTCTTTATAGTTCCATTTCCAATAAGATCCTAATCTTTCTGTTTTAACAAAAATATTGTCATAAGTATGATTGGTAAAGCCATAAGGAGAAGTAAAATCTTCTGCTTTGGGCAATAATTTAGAATAAGAGTCTCTTACAGAACCTTGCTCGGGGTCACCTATTAAACCACTAAAAATAGGATAATAAGGATTGATACCCGAATAGGAAGGATTAACTGTGGTTAAAATAAAATTACCACAAGTTTTATTTGTTTGCATTGCTCTAGCATATGCTTTATCGTGATCATCTTTGCTATTATATGAAGACGTTAAAGGATCATAAGGAATTTCCGATAAACATGGCTTTAACACCCAGTCGATATAAAATTTATTAGAAGTGTAAGAAAAACTATTAAGCTGCGCTCCGCCCTGGGAAAATACAAAATGCTCAAAACCCAGTCCTCCATTGGTTATGGAAGGAAATTCTTGTAAATATTTGAAGTCTGAGAATTGATTGATGTATTTTTGATTAATATAAGGAATTTTTGCTAAATAATCATCTTTTTGCATTCTTGTGTCGCAAGCGCCGCTTGTGCAGTCAGCAATAAAAGATTGAGTTGATTCGTTGCCGTCAGTGTCTTTTAATTTCCAAGACTTAGAAAAATTCGTAGGAAGCATAGATAAGCAATAAGAGCAATTAAATGCCGTATCGGACTCTAACTCATTATAATCATTAGAAATATCAGAAACACAATTACAAGGATCAAAAGGGTTGTTGATAGTGGTGCGAGCCGGAGACAATAATTCCCCATACTCTGCTTTCTGGTCTGGTTTTATTATAATAGGAAGCCACAAGCCGCTGATAGAATCGTCGTATGAGCGTATAAACTTTTTTAAGCTATCAATATTACAATCTAAGTTCTCTATATTTACGTCACTAAATAAAGATTTATTAAATATAGAACAACATCCCATAATTCTCAGCACCTATATGACTGTAAAACCCAGACACCATTAATATAAGAAAACAAGCCCTTGTCCCCATTATTAACATTAAAGTCTAAAGGATTATCAAATTTAGTATTATAGGTAGTATTATTAGTATTATTATATATAGTATACATATCTACAGAGTTATCTCCCGCTATAATACCAGAACTAGTATAAACTGTGCTATATATGGGTTCATAAAAACCATTTTCTCCATTATATTTACAATAAACCGGGGCTGCTCTGGGTGCTGGTCTGACCCCTAGTGTGTCCTTAACAAAAACTAGTCTTCTTATACCAGACGGTAGAGGACTATTATCTATTTGATCTTCTAATATTGTTCCTCTAGATGGTTGTCCTTTTACTAGGTCTGTTTCTAGTACAATCCATACCGACTTATAATTTGCTCCAACTGTCCATACACCAGCTTTTTCGTCCCATCGCAAATCTATAGGACCAACCGGCCATGTGCCGGGTAACTGTCCCCAGCCTTTATAAAAACTATTTTCTTTATATGGTTTAGTCCACGAGCCATCTGGATTTCTAGTTTGATTTTTATATATATGATTATCTTTCTCGTCTTTCACTGGTTGTCCGTTTTGAAGCTTATATTCACCAGAAGCATTAGGAACAGGATAGCCCTCTAAATCATAACCCCAACCGTGTACCATTAGCGGTCCTCGTAAACCAAAAAATCTCATATTATTAGATGGCGTAATGCCTATGGGTTGTTGATTATTAGCTTGGCAATAATCTATATAGTTTTGATCATAATCTAAAAAGTTTTTTTCTATATCTGCACTATAAGCAGGCTTAAGCGAATTTTCATTTTCTGGTACGGTTAAGCCAAATCCTACCAGATCTATAGAGTGAGAAGTAAAATCATTCTGTTGTCTATTTTGATAACAGCTAAATTCGCCACTAGGTAACAATATAGGATTTAGTGTTCCATAATTAATAACAGGATTTCCACTAAGTCCACTCAAAGCATTCAAACTATTGCGCGAAATAATAGTAAGATCATCTTCTCCGCTTGCTAAAATATATGGCGGAGTAGTTTCTTTTGGAGAGGCGCTAATATATTTTCTTTTATCTTTCTGTACATCTTCTTCACAGAATGGACAGGGTTTTTCTTTTATTGTGATTTTTAAATTTTGTAACTCAGAAATCGATCTGGGCAAACCGTTTTTATTACGAGACAAATCATATCTTTCCCAAGAATATTCGTTGCTACCTTTACAAAAAGGACATCTAGAACGAGGATATTTAGTAATATTATATGTAGAGCCGTATGGAGTAGGATAAAAAGATATAGGAGACAAAAGACCGTCTAAACTCATAAAAGACTTATTAGCAAAATCATCCTGAATTTCTCTGGGCAATTCTTGTATATCTTGTACTGCTACGTTAGTTAAATATCTAGCCATATCTTTTGGTCTATATTCAACATTGTTGCCATATGGTTTTTGAGACCAATATGGACTAAATCCTAAATCAGTAAAAGCATTATCAACAGAGCTAGTATAATGCACATGGGGATATGCTCCTCCTGCTAGTACTTCTAAAGGACTCCATCTTAATGGCTTTGGTGTTTCTCCAGGAGCTAGTCCATTTCCTTGTGAACTAGTAAAAGCATTGCTTTTGAAATATGCTGTACTATCGTTAACTTTATTATTTAGTTCTCGTCGTCTTTTTAAGAATTCTAAATTAATTTGTTTAATTCTATCTGCATTTTCTTTATTGAAGAATCCTATTTTTTTAACATAGGTTCTTAAACCATACCTTGTTGTTATTCCACCTTCTCCTATAGAAATATTAATATTATTAATAATAGGCCCAGCAGTTGCGTTTGCAGATTCTGATAAAATACCACCAATACCATATGGAGCATTACCAGGACCAGCAAACACCAAACCAGCAACATCCAAAGTTCCTTGTTCAGTAATCTGTTGATAGTTGATATCGTCCTTAATTCTATTCATAACAGCAGCGTCTAGAGCATCCATACCACCATACTCCCACGGCACTAGTCCGGTGTCTACGTCTACCTTAACCCCACCAACAATATTATTTACTAAATTATCTACATTATTTAATCCAGGAAAAATTAAATTACCAACTAAACCAGGATGATTAATCCATGGGCCATAAGTTGCCCTATTGAATTGCACAGGTAGGGCGGCGAAGGCTGGACAAGAAGCTTTTTTCATCATTCCCACATTCTGTGATGAATTATTTATAGTTAAGGAAGGTTTGTTACCAGCTAATCTTAAAACACTAGCCAGGCCCCAGCTAAATAAAATAGTAGATAAATTATTTAAAGAATTTTTCAATCTAGGGCCAGAAGTTGACGCTCCTCTAGGCATAGTGGACCCATTGTTTAGTATGCAAATAGCGTCATGCAAGCAACAAAAGAATAACGAATCTTCTGTGTCATTTTTCCCGCCTCCTACCAAAATTGGCGATGGAGTAGAAATTACGGCTCGTGGTTGTCCATCTAAATACAAAATTTTATCATTAGCAGTAGACTTTACATACATTTTATAATGCCAAGAATCTGGTATAGATGTTCCGTGTGCAGTTTTTAAATTTAACATAGAGGAGTCGGTGTTACCGAGTCCCCCCAAGCTTTTAAGAGGACTTGTATATTTAATATAAAGATAGCTATCAGGATCTAAATTATGCTCTAGAGGAAAGTAAAAGAATGGCTCTAAATTATTATTGGCAGTTACAGCACTTTGAGTTTGTACAAGCCTTAAACTTCCAATTAAATGAGGATTATTAAGATTGCTTAAATTAGTTGTTATCCATAAGTCTCTGCTTCCTAGTTCTCCATTAGCATTGAATCCTAAAATTGGTTGAATTTTACCGTCGTCGCCACAAAATAAATCTGCTTGTGTAGAACCAACAACCATAGTATCATCTATAACATTGCCCGGTTCTTCCCATGCTCCGTCTGGAGATATTTCCCAATCGGTAAATATTTTCCCGGAACCGGGGTAGGCAAAATTACCAAAAGATACTTTTAAATCGCCGTCTCTATACCATTGCATACGGGGGGTACGAACCATGTACTGTTTACCATAATGCTCTTGTGCTATTTTTTGAAAAAATGCATGCACCTTTTGTAAGTCGTTATATAAAAATTTAACATATGGCTGGGCATTGTCTATGTTGATAGCATATGGTCGTGGATCGTTAGCTTGAACAGCACTGGATTTTGATATAGAATTCCAATTAATAATACTAAGACCAGCTAAAAATTTATTCTTATTAGCAAATTTAGGATAATTATTTCTAAAAGAGGCATATAGCAAATCCGCAATATCAGTAGAAAATATATTATCAAAACAATAAGTAAACCAAGATTCGAAACCTGAACCAGCAGCCCTTAATTCATTTTCTAATACTACAAATTCACCATTAGAAAAATATGGTTTAGATAATATTGTAGTAATATCGTTGGTGCGAAATGCTACTTGTAGTTGCCCCATTTTTGTGTCAAGAAAGACCTTGCGTGGTTCTTGATATGATACGCTATTAGACGATTCGCTCTGACCACTATTGTCTCCGTGAGTGCCAAAAAATGGAGATATTAAATCTAAATATAACGGATAGCTATTTGTGTTTCTTAAAAGAGGATTTTGAGACGTAGTATTGTCTTGAGTAACCACCTGCTCAGAAGGATAATAATTGCCTTTAGCAATAGTTAAAGAATTACCCAAAGAATCTGATTGATTAAAATTATCAATAGTATTATTTTGACCGACAGCGGCACCACCATCAGTAGAATATTGATTCATTCTATAGTTGCCTTCATCTGGCACTCTAATATAGTTATGCTGTCCATCAGAAAAATCATAATTAATAAACGCTCCACCACCATCTTTAGCATATGGGTCGAATACTAAACTAGATTGTTTATTAGACAAATGTGTGGACAGCACTTGTAATAATCTTTTTTGTGGTCCTCCAATATACATAGATCTTGTTTCTTGATCATTAAATTCTTGTCCGTAGTTGTAAGAAACTATCTTTTGTCCTTGGGTCACAGCTTGATTAATAATATTTCTAATAATATCTTTTTTAGGCTGTACCCTTCGACTAACTGTCTTAATTTTTAGTATACCGGAAAAATTTCCAGACAGATCTTTTTCGAAACTAACATAAAAATCAAAACCTGCTCCACTACAAATACGGGAAATAAAATCTAAAATACTAATATAAGAACTAGAAATATATAAATCATTGGGCGGAACAGGTACTTCGCTAATATCTAATTTAAGTAAAGTTCTAGATATACCATCTATTGCAGGGATATTTGGGGACAGACCCAAGTTTGCCAAACTAATACTTAAGCCATCAACTGTCATATTAGTAGATGAGACATTAACAAAGCCACCCTCTAAAGTTGTTAAATGTTTAGCTACAATAGCTCCATAAGGAGAGTATGGTCCTTGAGTACCGTTTGTTAAGTCTTGTAAGGCTCTATATATTTGTAAAGCAGATACTCCTCCGTCGGTTTTACCCGCTGTGCCGAAACCATAAGATTCTAAATATCCATATATATTAAAAACATTGGGCACATTACCCCTTTTGACAGAACCGCTAAAATCTCCTAAAGTTAAGCTTGGTACAGCAATATTATCGTTGATAATAGTAGATATAGAACCAATATAATTGTCTATAATTAATTGACATCCGCCCAATAAGCTTGCATAGCTTTTTATATTTACTTCATACTGTAAAGAATTATTAACTTTCCAATCCGCAATAACTCCACCAAACTCTATGCCGTCCATAAACTTAAAATAAGCAGGGGCCCCTATGATATCGTAGTATTTGCCTACAAACCCCGGATCTGGACCGGCCCAATAGCCTTTTCCATTAAGTGTCCAATATACTTTACCCGGACTATCTTCTGCAAATTGATTTAAAACATTTTTTATAACTGGTCTATGTAAATTTTTACTAGCATCATCAGAAATACCATTAACATTATTTAACGCTGTGGATGGAGCATTTGCTGGTAAACTATCTTTGCTAGTGGCTAAAGTTCTTAGGGGTCCGGATCTTTGAGAAACCGGATGATGACACGAATCTTGTGTTAAGTTTACTGTAATATTACTAGCATCTGCGCCCCAACCCAAGTTCATATTAAAGCTAGTAACACTACACCCTAAAAAGAGCGTTTGTTCGTATGGGCCTACTTCTATAAATGAGCCACCGCAAGTTTTAATTGAAGGCATAATAATTCCTTTAGAAACATCTTACCCATTCCCAGGTTTTAGATCTTACTAATCTTCCTTCGGATGGGTTCCAGTTAGTGGTATCACTTTTTACATAAGATCGTATACCCTGCGCATTAGTATTATATACTAATTGTTCTGGTTTACAAGAATCCACAACATTATTAATTTCGGTATATTGATTAGCAGGAAATTGAATATTTCTTAAGCTAGAGGGTCTGGGTAATACAACTTCAAAAGTTACACTTCTGCTGGAAGATGTGTATGTGCCTAAGTCTTGTAGAATAGGACCTAAAGAACGACCCAACACGAAAATAGAAGCAATATTAGGGGTGGCTCCTTGATCATCAATAGTTAAACTTTCACTTAAAGAATTACTGATAATATTTTGTGTTCTATTATTAAAGCTCCAACTGTATGTTACGGTGCCTTTGGCCGGATCAAATCCTTCAGTAATAGAAATGGGTATAGGATGCAACCCATTTTCTTGTGGTTTAAAAGGAGCAAATGAAGCGCTCCAACTAAAATCTCCATATGTTGAACCGGTAAAAAATACTGATCTAGCTCTATTATAAACTTGACTTTTAATTCCACTATATCCGCTCATAGCGTGATAAAATTTAGTACCCAAGTAAGATTGTGGCACATGAAAATTAGACTTTATGGTGGTATCGATAGTATCTCTAAGATTTCTGTTATTGGTTTCAGAATCTAAATATTTAGCTTGTGTTTTATCATAAACTAATCCACTATTAAAAGGCTCTAATCCCTGAATTGTACCATTAATGGTGACTGTGCGTATTAGATTGCTATCCAAAACACTCTCTACTGTAAAAGCATCTATATATGGATTGTTATTAGCAGAGGTTGGGATACCTATCCAACTATCTGTAATACTATAAGAGCCAGCAACTTCACTAGCATTAATATTTCTAGCAAAATTAAATAATTTAATATTAGTATCATTAATAATACCAGTAAATGTGGGATAAGATGATAGTTGATAATTAACCCATTCTTTAGCTCTGGATATTGCTGTAGTACCACCGGTAGGTGGTGTAGGCTTATTATCAGAAGGTAAAAAAGTATATTTACCAATGGCGCCTAAAGTTCTAGTAATTCTATAAAAAGGATATTCTTTACCTTGATCAAACGGCATTACTCTATTACTATTTAGTAATGATAAATTAAAAGCTCCCTGAGCATAACTATTTTCGTCTAAAACTTCTAGTGTCCAATCGTCTTGAGTACTAGTAACATAAAAGATACCAGATCCCGTATTTGCTACTTCTGAAACTAGTTCTATACTATAATCTATAGTGGACATCCAATTATTGGAACTTTTATTAGCACTATATCTATTAATTTTAATGCCACTATATTTATAGTTATCAGTATTACATCCAAAACTAAAAGTTCTACCATCGTAGGTAAAAGCATCTCTCAGACCACTTTCTTTAGTTAATAAATATGCTAGCCCACTAGCTCCACTAGCAAAAATCTGTCCCTCTAATGTAATATTAACCGTGGCTCCAACACACCTACCAGCGCCATCTCTTTGATAGTCTTGACCAATAGATATCATAGGAACGGGATATCCGCTTTTCGCGGAAAATTGAAAATCTCCGTATTTCATTATTACTGGCGAAGTATCTGTAGACATATGTTTATCCTAAATTATCCTATATTCTAAAAACTTAATATAATGTAGCTCCGCCCGGATGATTAATTTGAGTAACAAAAGCTGTAGCAGACCAAAGGGCTGTATATCCGACTGCGCCACTAGCCTGAATAGTTAATCTTGGAGAGTCTGTAGTATTTATCGCCGTACCCATTCCCATACCATTCGGCATAGCCTCACCATAATATCTAAGAGTTTCTGTACCAAGTTTAGTAAATTTAATACCACTTGCTGTTCTTATCAAAGAACCTTCGATAACAAATCCTCCTCCATTTCTGGTAGCGTTAGGATTAGGCGTTTGAGTAGAACCGGCTTGCCATAGAACCGAAGCTTCAATTCTATAAGTCCATACTCTATCATATTCAGTATTAGTAAAATCTGAAAAATTACCTAAATTAATACAATTATTTGATGTTTCTACAACATTTATAGAATCCTTAGACCAATTGGTTACCAATGGCCTAATTTGAGATCCGTCTGTAGTGCGTGTTCTCAAATAGTACCTAGCATATTGTGAAGAACCATCATAAAAATCGTCTGTGGGCTTAAATGAGCCTGCGGCATATGTATGATTATGGTTAGTCCTTGTACATAAAGACTTGTAACCAAACTCTATACCTTTAGATGTTTGTAAATCATTAGCAGTTCTAGTGGATTGATAAGCCTTTAAGAATCTAGAACTGTTCCATGAATCTCCGTCCCACACAACATAAGTACCATCATCTAGCGTACTTAAGTCTGTGCCATCGCTTTTTCTTTTTGTAAAAGAAATGTCTACCAAGAAATTGGAGCCGCCCTGCGGGGTAGAATATACGTTAATAGGATAACTGGGGAAGCCAACGTCATCACTAGAGTAACCACTCATCTGGGTTTTGATATCCAAAAGACTAGGAATTAAATTACCATCCCCATCTGTTCTAAGATATAAACCAGATGCAACAGAACCCGCTCCGTCTCCGATTCTTAAGCTTCTAGACCATGATCTGCCATTTACATATAGAGCTACTCCATTGGTATTTCTGCTTAGTGCATCATTTAATTCTGCGTTAACAGCAACAGAACCTGTTGGTAATATATGAAAACCTGCGCGAGTAGCAGCGGGTGATGTGCCAGATCGTAACACAGAAAATCTTCCACCCAAACCAAGATTATTAAATGTTGTATCTATTTGTGGATTAGAGCTTAAAATAATATTATATAATGCATCAAATGTTGACGTAGATAAAGAATCATAGGAAACAATACCTGTCGCACCCATGGCCATAACTCTTTGAGAGTTAACCCACCTTAAACTAGTATTACCGGTTGTTGATAATCCTTCATTAGCAAACAAAATACTATTAGCCGGAGTAACCGCTGTACTAAGTCTACCACTGTTATTTACAAACAAGTATGTGCCAGTTAATCCTGTTGGTAGATTAACAAAATTCGAAACGGTTAATCCAGAAAAATTACCAGAATTACCAGCGATATTAAAGATGTCTAATCTGTTTTGACTAAAGTTTGTATCAAATAATGTGCGAGCAAAATCTACGCCGCCACTACCTCTAATTCTGAATCTATAGTTCGAAGCATCATCATTAACAAATAAACCACTAGATGTAATATAAAAACCATTATTACCGCCTAAATTAAAATTAATCTGATTAGTAGACGGAGTATAAATAACATTATTTAAACCGCTGGCTACTTTATCATTAACTCTATATAATAAGCCTCCGTCTGCTCCAGAAATTCTTACAGGCAACTGCCAAGATCCCACACCATTAATATCTGTTGCTAAAACATATTGATCTGGTGCGGCAAAACCCATTCTAAATCCGCTAGTGGTTATTAAACCACTCACTGATAGTGCAGAAGTGGGGCTGTCTGTGTTGATGCCGACTCTATTATTATTTAGTGTGGCATTAATAATTGAAACATTATTATTAGAAGACTTGACAATAAAATTATTTTGTGCTTGTCCAGAATTAATTATTAGAGCAGAATCATTTAGTATGATCTTATTGTCATTGCTTGAACCAATATAAACAGTGTGGTCGGCTATACCTGTGATATTGTAACCAAGCACTAAATTCTTAACTCCAGATATAGTATTATTATTTCCTATAATGACACCACTACTAAATAGATAAGAATTGTTGTTGCCTATAATGGTGTTGTGCGAACCGTAAACGGGGTCTGTTTCAACGCCGCCAGCGCCACCCTGGCTTTGATATGGCATAACTAATCCGCTAACAGTAGTAATCGGCTGGTTATTATCGTCGAAAGTATTATTGATACTATAGAACCCGTTGGATGAGTCTATAGCCATAGGTATAGTAACAGTAATAGTGGTAGTATTATCTATAGTATTTTCTACCACGTTTGATATTTCTCTGACAAAAGTATTTGCTAATGACGGAGGATTCTGTAAGCAAACGAGAATCTGATCTCCTTCTATATATTTATTTAATATTCCGATACTAGGAATAATAATATTAGCGCCGGTATTGTCTGTGGTATAAAATTGATTACGAGTAGAACCCAAAGCATTATTACGTCCATATACTATATTATTAACTCCGTCTAATCTATTGGATGTACCAATAGCTATGCCGCTAGACACCACTTGATTATAACCAATAACAATATTACCACTACCAAAAACATCTACTTTTTTATCTGCTGTATTGAAAACTACAGATTCTCTTCCAATGACTGTGGTTTTACTACCAACAGTACCGATTCTATCTCCGATTAAAAAGTTAGAATTACCTATACCATAAGAATTAGACGCATTTTTAACATTATTATACGATCCAATAATATTAACATTAGAACCAGAAATAGCATTTTTGTTACCTACTATTGTATCAGTATTACCACCATATATAACATTATTAATACCAGCAGATATAGAATTATTAATAGAACCAGTGGTGCGACGAGGTGTTCCACTTATAGACCCAACAGAATCTACATAAACTCCTGTTTGGTTATTAAGAACTCCTAAAACTAAGTTATTATTACTAGTGGGTGGAACAGCATTGGTATCTCCTATGATACAGCTGTTGGTTATAGAGCCGCTAGCATTATTCGCGTTGCCGACGATCAAAGAGGTAATAATATCTCTAGTAACATTGTTTTGTCCCACCAAAAGTAACTTGGTTGGTGTGCCGCTTGCCAAATTATTATTGATACCGATAATAATACTTTCTTCTAGGCCCTCTCTGGTATTATTACCCATGCCAACTAATATAGTATTATAAGAATCTAATAAGTTAACATTATTACCTATGATTAAACCACTATTAACATTAATTATATTTTGATCTGAACCTACGCAAATTAATTTAGAACCTATAATATTTTCATTGTTGCCGTGAACAATATTGGTGTTGCCGGTTAGAGAAACAAACGATCCTATTAAACTATTATTAGAACCACTAATAGTAGTAGCGTTGCCTATATAAATATTGTTATGGCCAGCATTTGTGGCACCGACACCTAAAACAATCCCTGATAGTCCAGATATAGACGATAGTTGTGTGAGTCCTACGGTAGCAGAAGATACTAGATCGTTGTTGTTGCCCAATAATATATTTGAAGAACCCGAAACATCAACATTACGACCCACAACAGTATTTTGAGTACCACTAACATATAGTAGCTCACCGATAGTAGTATTATTAGCACCAATTACATTAGACAAATTAACTAGAGCTAGTGTTTGGGCGCCATTAACACGATTATAATTACCTACAACAATACCACTAGTATAAAGTCCAGTATTTTGAACACCAATACTAATGAGGTTATGTCCGGTTGCTTTGATATTGCTACCTATGAGAGTATAATTAAAACCAGAACCGGTAGAATTACCACCTAATATGGTATTAAATAGACTGGCTTGGAATACTGGCTTATTTACTCCCTTGTCATCTACAGTAAAAATCATTTCGCCACTGGTAAAGCCGGTAACAGGATCTAATATCTTGGACATAATTTGTCCATAGTATATTTCTTGATAGTTGGTGTCTCTACCAGCTAAATTAATAATAGCAGGATAGCTGCCTGTTTGGGGCGGGGTTTGTGGGTTATGAACTAGTAAAAGAGTTACTCCAGTAGGACAATTAGTAACACTTTCTACAATAAGTCCATCTTTAGCACACGGAGCCACTACGTGTAATATAGCGTCCGGTAGTCCGGTGCCTACGCCTAGTCTGCCTGTAGAAGCATCAAAATAAAGAGACCCATTGCCTGTGCCATAAACAGCAAAATCTATATTGGCTTTGTTGGTGTTAAAACTAGTGTTAATGCCAGTTGTGTTAGACAAAGTAATATCTGGTATTAAACCAGAACCAACATATAAAACCCCGGAAATTCTTTCTGACATTGACATTATGATTTGCCTCCTAAAGCACCTTCAGTATCTTGATTTAGTTTGTTCATAGCATTATTAACTTCTCTTAAAACCATAGACTGTATAGATTCTGTTGTTAAGTTTTCTAAAGTACTTGCTCCATTAAATACCACTTCAACCTTATGATTACCTTGTACATTAATGACCGGCGGTAAGTTTAGTCCCTTAAGTTGACCAATAAATGCTTCAAACTTTGTAGTAAACTGGCTAATACCGTCTAAAGATAATGAGCCACTTTCACCATTGTCTCTATTGTTAGATACACCGCCTTGCTGACTTTGAAAATTAGTATTAGATGCAAATGTTGCTATTTGATTTAGGAACGGAGTTGCAGTAGATAATGCTTGAGTAAATTGTGTTACATTTGTTGTTAAGGGTCCAAATATTTGATCAAAATTAGGCATACCAGCAGCGGGAGAAGCTATTTGGGTTGTTGCTGTGGCTACTGCTCCTTGTTGAACAGTAGCTCGTCCAGCAGGATTTGATATATCCGGAAAATATCTTTCATCTATCTGTCTGGTTCTGCTATCAGCATACGAAGAGTTGGTATTCTTAAGTGTCTCTTGGTCTGTTTTAGACAGGGAAGCAAAAGAACTATCTCTTATTTGTTTTTGTTTAGATTCTTCCGGCATAACGTTGAATCTTATCTCGTCAAATCTCTCCTGGTCACCATCTTTAGCTTTTCCAGATGCTATTCTGCCTCTAATCTGTTTTTCTTCATAGGCTTGAGCCTTCATGGCTTTTTGAGTTTCATACCCTGCTCGCTTTTCTTGTCTATCAGCAGCAGCAGCAAATTTTCTATCTCCTCTCACTTCATTAACGCTACGACCCTCTCTGAAAGCTTGTTGTATAGGAGTTTCACCAGGCAGTCCTCGTCTGTTTTCATCTACTGACGATCCTAATACTCTTCTTTTGGGATCTTCTGATCTTGTTTTTTCTGCTGGTAGATTTTTATTAAGTTGATTAATACCTTGTAATATACCAGACAATAAAGTTAAGGCTTTATCTTGACTAGAAGATTCTCTAGGTCCTATACCAGCAGAACCTATTCTCATTCCGTCTTGAGCATATATCGGAGATACTACTCCTCCGTTTGCTAGACTATTATTATTAATAGCTTTTAATAATGGCAAGTGCTTTTGAGTAGATGATCTGTTTATAACAAATTCGCCAGGAGTAAGCATTGCCGGAACAGTGTCTGTGCCTTTGGGTTCGTATGGAATTAACGTTCCTTCAGCAGCATATATTAATCCACCAGTATATTTCTTTTTAGGATTACGATATTTATTATATGGTAATTTATTTCTTTTTTCATTTAATTGATTGCTTCTAACATTTTCATTTCTCGCAGAATATCCTCCGGAAAAGGGATTTGATCCGCCCAAATAATCATAACCAAAAGCGCTACCTGCTGTTAAACCACCAAGAATAGCATTTCTAGCTCCAAATTTTAAAAGACCCCCAATACCAATCTTGGATGCTCTGCTGGTTCCTTTAGCTATTGAAGCTATGCCAGAAGCAGTTCTTGCAACTCCGCTGGTGACCAACTCATTAATATCTCTATTTAAGAAATTACTGATCTCTTTAGATTTTTTTGTTGATGAGACTTTAGTAGTGGAATCTCTGTCTGTAATATTAAATTTCCTGCGATCTCCGTATTTTTTCGCAATATCATTAAGCTGATCATTAGTAAAACCCGCATTTGCTTCTTTAAGAGATCTAGGCTCCCCTGCTCCACGAGTAACCGAATTTGCAGATGAAGCTTTTGGAGCCGCTTTACTACTAGAAACAGTGGCGTCAGCCACCTTTCCCAAATTCCTAGTACTATATGCAGCAGCAGCGGCTTCTGCTTCGGGCACAAATCGCATAGGATTTTGACTCGCTAATGATAAGGGATTAGTAAATGGAGTATTCGATCTCCTATATAAGTTATTCGCTGCTTGCTGCAATCCTTCCAATGGCACAAATTGTGTTTGTGCAGCCGATTCTGTGTATTTTCTAATTTTATTTAATCTGTTAGCATTTGCCACAGCTTTAGCTCCTACTCCAACACCTATGTAAGATGCAGGATCTAAAACCGTATCTGCTGCGATGTTAGAATAATCATAAACTTTCTGGGTAGTAGCATCAGACCCCGCAGTATATCTTTTCTCAATTTCTTGTCTTTGTTGACCCATTTCGTTAGCATAATTTATGCCGTCTCTATCTCCTGATAGAGCAGCAAACGAGCCGCCAACCCTAGTTAAGCCTTCCCTAACTCCGACGGAACCGGCTTCTATAAGAGTATCTAATTTTTGTGAAAAAGCGTCTGATGCTGCTTGTTCTTGATCATTAGCTGATGGCCTAGCTATTAATGATGCTCCTTTAATTATACTTAATAAACCCGTTTGTAACCCATATCTGCTAGTTTGTGCGGCACCAGAAGCAAATTGAGTGATCGGATTATCTGTATAAGCTGCTAACGCCCGATCAGTCATGGTTCCTTTAGCAACATCTTGTTCATAAGCGATGTCTTTTATAGCTTGGTCATTTCTTTGTTTGATTTCCAGTCTTACTGCCTCAGCATTTTGTGCTACGCCTGGAGTTTTTCTAGCAAACACGCTATTTAAGCTTTGGTCTAATGTGTCTGCTTGTTGATTAGTCATTTCCGAATTTTCAGCTACTAATTCTCGTTTAGCTGCTAGTCTTGCATTATTTGTACTAATAGTATTTGATCCGATATTTGCTATTCTTTTTTCTCTAGCCTCTTGAGAAGCCGCCATCGCATCATTACCTACTTGTATTACTGCATCTCTATAAGCTTCTTTGGAAGGTGGCTCAGTACCAGAAGAGCCCATAGCCTTAGCAATTTTTTCTTCTTGTTTTTGACGATAATAAGCTAACCACTCTTCGTGTGTACGTTCAACAACACCTCCCTCATTCATAAACTGTAGTAATCCCAAATTTTTAGATGAGGCTTTTTGATTAACCACAAATTCACCAGCAGAAAGCATAGCGGGTACTGTATCCGAGCCTTTACTCAAATAACCGCCGCTACTAGCATAAACTATGCCACCCCTACTTCTTCCAGCTGGTCTTGGACCAAACTGAAATGGTTCTGGTTCTTCTTCCCATCTAAAACCATTGTTATCTACAACCATCCGTCTCCTGCCTCGTGGCTGCTGTGGTTGCTGTTGAGGTTGTGGTTGATTAGGCATCTGATTTCCGGGTCTACCTATTCCATTTTGAGCATTATTATTCTGAGCATTTTCAAAAGCTCCTCGTAAAGCATCCATAGCCTTTATCAAACCCTGATTAGCATTAGCTAAAACAGCGCTTTGTTGATCTAGTAAATTTTTATTTAAATTATTTGTTGCTTCTATCAATGACTTTTGTTCAACAGCAAGCATAGCTTGCAGCTTCATAATTTGCTTATCTTCTTCTGGGGGCTGTCTTAATAAAGAAATAATCTGTCTAAAAATAGGACTATTTTGTAGTCCTGTTCCTTGTGCTCGTGCAAAGTTTTCTAACAAATCTGCACGCATAGTATTAACTTCTTGACCTTTTAATCCACTAATTTGTACTAGATCATTAAACATGCCCAAAGCTTTTTGAGTTTGTGCGGCAAAAGCTTGTTGAGCAGCTGACATTGCTTCAACAGGAGAACCGCCTCTATTAATAGTTTCAAAATATGCTCTTTGTGCTGCTGTAGATTGATTAATAGTAACTAAGTTACCATTTAATGTACGATTTAATACAGAGTATGTGTCATTTAAATCTGCTAATTCTTCAGGAGTGCTACCTACTAATTTTTCAGCGAAACCTACTCCAGCCTGTAATCTATTTTCTCTTTCGCTATTTATTCTTTGTATTTCTCCCAATATATCATTAATATTTTTTTCTATAACACCAGGTAAACTACCTAATGCTCCATCTACATTCTTTATTTCTCTATCTAATTTGATTAAGCTAGTTTGCAGAACAGATATACCTCTAATATTCAATGCTTGAGTAGTAGTGGCTTGTTGTAATTTTGCTTGAATTTCTTCTCTATTTGCCATCAATAATTGTCTTCTAGACATCAAGGTATTAGAATCCATTTCTCTAGGATTAATACCAAACCGAGTAGCGCTCTCAAGTCTATTAGCTCCTAGTCTCGCATTAATATCTACATCTCTACCAAAAATTTCTTTAAGTCTAAAAGAAGTATTAATCAAGCCAGACTGTAATCCCACTAAATTATCTTGTATTTGTTGCTGTATAGCGGCTGCTTTTTCAACTTGCTGACCATAACTATTCATTATTTCGCCAAGGGTCTCAAATTGATTTTTGAGCGTATTAAACGAAGCTTTACTATATTCTATGATTTGTCTAAAGCCTTCAATATCTAAAAGCTTTTGAGGATCTATTTCTCCTCCTGGGTTGTCTTTGCTTTGTTGTGCAATGGCCCCTTTTAGTTGTTGTCGAACGGTGTCTGTGATACGATTATCTCCAAAAATCGGAATCATTTGTCTAGTTAATTCATTTACTATTTTATCAGATATATTTTCATTGTTCCCAGTTTTTTGAGCTTGAACAGCAATATTTCTAATAGTATTTTCAATATTATCCCCAAAATTATAAAATGCTTCTACGAATTTACTGTCTTGACCAAACATGCCACTAACTTGTCTAACTGCTCCCTGTCTTTCAGCAGCAGAATATGCGTTAGGATTATCTAATATATTGCGTGATCTAAATGAAATATTAGGAGACGTCTGATTATTTAGTAGTTCATCAGATCTTTGGGCTACGGCATCAAACTCAAACTTGGCTCTACTCAAAGCCTGATTCATATTTTCAAATGTTTGAGTTATACTCACAGAAGCTAATTCTAATGTTTTAGCTAATTTTTGAGACGCTGCTATTCTTTGTTTATCTGCGCTTAAAGCTCTTTCTGCTTCTGTAGATAGTAAGAAATATTTATCCGCTAATGCTTTTTGTCTTTCTGCCAAATTAACCGCTATTTTAGGATCAGTTTTAGCTTGCTCGTTTAATTCTGCTGATTTTTGTCTATATTCTTTATCTGCTTCTAGTATATTACTTCTTATAGCTGCCGCGCCGGATGTGCCAAAAGAAGACAAAGCCTGATCAAATGTAAATCCTTTTTCAATTTTTGTTGTTAATGCTTTGCGAGCTATATCAGAACCCATTCTATTCTGAGAAGCTTCCTGCTCTGCAATATCTTGAGACGATAAATTAGAGTTTTTATAAAATCCTAATGTTAATCTTTCTAAAGAATTTTTACCAAAATAAGAGTCTAAAGTATTAGATATAACCCCAGGTTGTCTCTTTAAATTTTCATTTTCAATATTTTTAGATTCTTCTAGACCAATATTTCGCAAACTTGCTAAAATATTTTGATTAGCAGCTGCATTATTAGGTTGTCTTAATAATTTTTCTATATTCTTTTCTGCAGTATCAGCTTCTTTATCTATTTTTAGTTTACTAAGTTCTATTTCAGCTTCGGCCACGCCCTTATTAAAATTATCTACAGCAGACACAGCTCCTAACATGGCACCAGCAAAAGCTCCCATCGGACCAAATTGAGCACCAATAGCTAATGACGAAGTAACTCCTGTAATAGCAGATGAGTATCCTCTATTCTGTACCTTGTCGGTACCTAGTGCGTTAACAATAGCGTCTCCAATTGCTGGTCCTATAAAAGCTAAAGATAAACCAAAATTTTGTAAATTGAATCTACTACCAGTATTGGCATCTGCCCCATTGGCTGCCGGAGTATTAGCTGCCGGAGTATTAGCTACTGATGATCTAGTGAAAAATCCTCGTACTCTACTAGTAGAATTTTGAATAGCCTGAAAAGCTCTTTGACTTAATGAGGATGATCTAGACACATTTTCTGCAGAAGTGGCCGCTCTTTGCATATATTGACTAATCACTCTAGACGATGCTTCAGCAGCGGCCATTCTGTCGGATCTAGATCCAGCATTTCTTATTACAACACTAGAAGCATCGGCAAATTCTCTACCAGCTACTCTGCGACTATTATTTAGCGCTTGTGCTGGATTAGCGCCCGCTGATCTGTTTGCTCTATATGTGCTATCAGTGATATTATCTAAGAAACCTTCAAATAACATCATGTATCTTTGGATTCTAGCCTCTACATCTCCTCCATTAGCAAGCTTCTGAACATAGCCTACCGCCCCACCTTTATTAAATCCTTGTACTTTATCTGCACGATTTAATTGATGTAGTTTACTGGCTCCTATTTGTTGAGCTGCTTTTTTATTAATAACAAATTCACCAGGAGTCAAGAGTGCTGGTACTGTATCTTCTGAGCTACCTCCGTTAGCAAATTTTGCTATTGATCCACCGAGATTTTTACGTCTGACCGAAGCTGCAGAAATAGCATTTTCACTTCCAATCGGTACAGCGTTCGCTATGGCTTGTTGTAAACTGTTTTTTTTGTCTAAATATCTAGATATTTGTCCTACAAATCGAGGTATGCCTTTTCCTTTAATATTTCTTGTAGCGTCAGTTGGGATATTAGGTGGAACACCAAACAAAGAAGCTATCGGTCCCAAACCGCTAGGAAAATCTATAGCAGCATTTTGTTTTATATTAGCGTCATTAAATGGGGCTCCGGCTATAGCTATAGAAGACTCCAGCAAAGACCCCACAGCTGTTTCGATGCCTGCTTTTTTTAATATTTTAGTAATAATACTTGGATCTGTTTCTGGAGTAGAACCAATTCTCCTAGCCATACTACTTCCAATTTTATTAATTGTTTTTTTAAAATCACCAACCATAATCGATTCATATTTCCCAGCAAATTTCGGATCTAAAGAACCAAAAGATATTGATAGTGGTGTTTTATTCTTGTCTAATCCTTCTTTAGCTGCTGTGCCTCTACCTCCATAAAGAGCAACCAGACCAAATGGTTCTCCTGTTTCGATTACATTTTTTTCTTTATTTTCTTTTTTTGTTTTTTTTGCTTGTTTAGCTCCAGACAATCTGTTTTGTTTAGCGGCAGCTAACTGTATCCATTTATTTTTTACATCATCAGACGCCTTTGACCACTCGTCCTTAGTCACTCCCGATACTAAGTCCGCACTAGATAATCCCATTTCTTTTCTGTCTATTTTTCCTAATATCAATGCTAGTTTAGATCCTAGTGCTTTTGGTGGTTTTTTAACTTCTCCTGCGTTTTTAAATTTTTGTACTATTCCACCTAAAGATTTAAATACTCGACTAGCTCTAGGTCCTTTTTGTCTTAGGGCTTCTAATGCTGGTTCTTTAGATCCACCACCGGTAAAAATCATATTGTTTTTTGGTATGCCAAATAATTCTTGTATATGTTCAGCCAAACCCGGAGCGCGACGAGATTTACTAATAACGCTAAGTTTACTGGGATCAACTTTACCCGTTTTGATAGCATCCAGTAATTGTTTACCAAAACTAGTTATTGATCCAGAAGTAGCGTCAGCTAATCTAGCTTTAGGGTTTCTAAAATATCTATCTAATACAGCATCTTTTTGTTGTGAGGTTTTTGCTTTACCGTATGCAGTATCACCAATTGTACGTTTAAGGGTTCTGTCAAAATCAAGGGCTCCATATCCAGTTTGTAAAATTTGTTCTAAAGCAACCCTGTTTGGTAAAACAGATCCAGGAGCATTGGTAGCGATATCATCCACCATGGGAGCACTAGCAAATCCGCCTCCTTTAAATTTTACTCTGCCTCCACCACTATACTTATTTAATCTTTGTAAATTACTAGCCCCTATTGTTTCTACAGCTTTTTTACGAATCACAAATTCGCCAGGAGTTAACATAGCAGGCACCGTATCAGAATTACCTGTACCGGGTACATGGCCACCACTAGCATATCCTCTAATATAGCCTCCGCTATTAGCTCCTTGTGGTCTTGCTGGACGGCCTCTAATTCCGCCAAGAAAACCTATACCATATTGATTAAGGGCAGATGCTCCTCTAAATGCCATAATAGCGGCTATGGCTGGTAGCGCTCCTTTTGCAGCGTCGGCCATCTTGATAAGATTAGAGGTTAGATCTAAAGAGAGCTTAACAATAGTTTGAAAACCTTCGCTTTGTCCTATAGATCTAATCAATCCAATAAATTCTTCTTTAACCTTACTTATTTGTCTAGCTAATGCTTGTTGAGCTATTGTGGTATCTTTAGCTAATGAGTCTTGACCTGTTTGTGCTACCTTTAATGCTGCTTGAGCAGTAGCGAATTGTTGAATTAAAGGAATAACTTTGCCGATTTGTCTAAAGCCGCCAAGCTCTTCTACAATTCTAGAGAATTTGAGATCTCTTGGATCCAATTGATTAAGTCCTGCGCTCAATCTGCGAACAGCTTCGAAGGGGCCGACGAATTTACCTTCTAAATCTGTCAAAGCTACACCATATTCTTTCAGCGCATTAATGGTGTCTCCTCTTTGAATACGAGTAAAAATAGTTCTTAAACCCGTAGCAATAGTTTCTGCACTTTCACGGGTGGTGGCTCGCACACTAGTAAATACAGCAATAAATTCATTAAGAGCATCTGTGCCTTCGCTAACGCCTTTACTGGCTGTAGCAAACACACCACCAGTACGCTGAATAGCAGTAATTAAGTCGCTAGCTTCAACAGCAAATTTAGCAGCTACTGCGTTGACTGAACCTAATGCTTTTTCTAGATCGCCGGCGCCAATACCGAACTGTCTCATCAAAGCAATACTACCTTCAACGGTTTCATTTAAACTATCAAACGATGGAGCCAATGCACTCAGTGCCAAAGCCTTTAATGCTTTTTCTGTGTCTCTAGCACTTAAGCCAGCTTGTGCTAATGTACTTGATACTTGTATTAAATCTTTAGAGGCTACTCCGAACGTAGTACTAAGTTGTGTAATTTGACTGACTAATGATCCTAGATTTTTAGTAGAGGTATCTGTTACTTGAGCCACTCTTACTAATTCTTTATCAAAATCAATAAAGTCTTTAGCAGCACTACTCACGGCAGCAGAAACCTTATAAATCACCCCTGTAACCGTAGCAAAAGCGGCAAAACGTCTTACTGCCAAAGCAGATTGTCTACCGAAATCTTCAAAAGAACCAGTTAAGTCTCTGGTTGCTCGTTCAGCAGCATTATTTTGTCTAGTAAGATTTTGGGCAGCATTATTAATTTGTTGTAAATTACGAGGTAGTTGATTACTTCGTCCAGACGCAGCCTGAACAGCCTGAGCTAAATTTCTTAAAGAGGATGATACTGCATCAGCAGACGTTCTGGTTGTGGATAAAGTTCTATTAAAATCAGCAAAATTTCTATTTAAGGTATCTAGATTTCTTGCCGTAGCAGGGTTTATCTGCACGTCCACATTAGCTTCGATAGTGCCTAATTGTCTACGAATATCAGCCACTATGGTTCTGATATTAGACGGGCCTCTCAAATTAATTTCTGCTGTTAGGTCAAAGCCTCTAGCCATAAATTATATCCTTAAAAAAGTAACGCTACCCCGCAAGCAGGATAGCGTTGTTGAGCAAAAAATGTATTATAAAAATAATATATATTATGAAGTGGTATCAGGTTCTTTAGCAGTAAGTTCTGTGGTTTCTTTTGCATCTGATACTACCTGATTTTCCTCTAAAATAATAGGTTTGCCGTCATCATCTAAAAATGGTTCAGCGTCTAACAGATAGTCCCCTTCTTCGTCTACTCTATTGCCATCCTTATCAACAAACTCACCCTTGTCATTAATATATCTGCCAGTTACACTATCTATTAATCTTCCGTCGATATCTACTGTTCTGCCTTGCTTATCGATAAACTGCAAATTATCATTAACAAATCTATACTTCTTTAAGAATTTATTTTCTGGTAAATTCTTTTCAAAGTTATTATCCAAACCATACATCATGTTAGCCAATTTTTGAGCACCCTTAAAAGCTACAGGACTATCAGCTCTGTCTAAATAGTCTTGTAAATTTTTAAAATATGGCTCATTATTATCATTATACACCACGCAAACTGATACTAAATAATTAAATCTAGCATTATCAGCTTGGCCTTCTGCGCTCTGGTTATCTAATGATGTACGAACACTCACAAGGTCTCGGATCTCATTTCTGACCTCTTTCATGCGGATGGCCAATTTCTTAGCGTCTCCTAGAGGAAAGCCTCCCTTGGCCAATCTTTTTTCACCATCTAATAATTCTTGTTGTAGTTCGCTATATTTTTTTTGTTTCTCTGCGCTCCACAAACCCTGTGATTCTAATAGATCATCCATTTTTGCTCTGACCACAGAGCCAGATTTAATAGCATCTGTAAAGGCTTGATTATAAATCTTTTGACCTTCTCGTTGATCGTGTAAAGATGGGGTCTTAACTAAAAAAGTAACTTGCTTGTTATCTATCTCTAAAGAAAAAGTATCTGTTTTCATATTTAATCCTTCCTGCTTTCTGGGTTTTCGTCTTGTGGTACATGAAATTTATAATGGTATTTATTTTGAAAAACGCCGCCGTATTTATGAAAATCGTCTTTCAGTCCTCTGATTTGGTTATTTCCATAGTTTAATATTTGGTTTCTAGTAAAATCCCAAAGATCTGCAAATTTTTCTTCTTGGCTGGTTAGTTCGCCATCTTTGTCGTGGCCCCATAAATAGCCAAAACTTTCTTCTATTCTGGCAAGGGCTCCTATCATAGTGGTCTGAATTCTTTTCTGCATATAAAACTTGAGTCTTTCTGGATCATACATAAATTTTATCCTTTTCCTTTAAGCTGTTGTATAATTTTTTGTTTTACGTCCGGTAGTGCTGCGTCTTTGATTGGTCCTGAACTAGATGATACAAAATTTACTTTTTCTTTGAGAGTGGCTAAAGATTGATCGGAATTGATCGATAGAATATCTTGAGCTTGTCCTTTGTCCTGAGCCATTAAAAATACTTCTGAGGCATTCTTTAGTTTGCCCGTCATCATATTTTCTACACCCTTTTCTTTCTTTTGTCTCTCGTTTTCTCTTTTCTGAAATACCATCCATCCATCAAGAGCATCGTCATCATTAATAATATCTTCTTTGGGACACTCTGGATGCTCATGTATTCTATCATACATAATTGATATGTTTATCAAAGTTTTTTGTTCTTCAGACCATTCATTAATAGGTTCATTTAAAATATTGCTTTTATTAATATTCCAATAATTTTTCCAATAATCTGATCTAGCTAATTTTTTATATGTAGGTATATCGATAATATTATTACTTATGCAGGAAGAGAGGGTTCCGAATGTTTTGGGATCTATTACGTCAGCAAATACTAAATTATCAGTTTTATAAAAATATAATGAATGAGATATTAAAAACTCATTCCGAATATTATCACAATAGTGCTCTAGGGTTAAGTAGTCTAAGCTGTGTTTTTTTTGATTAATATCCGCGATTTCTCTTTTTAATGTTTGAATTTTGTGTTTATTTTTATTTTTTTTACTTCTGTCATAGTAGTTTTGAAATAGATCAATTTTAGCATTATCCAAAGTATTAGACAGCTTAACTAGATGGGTATCATAGCCTAAAAATAATATGTCTGTTTCATACAACAGTGGTTCTAAATCCTCTGACAATAAAAAATTATTAAAGATATTATCGTCATAAGCAGATTGGTATAGTACGTCTGCTTGTATTTGTAGGTCTAAAGACGGTTTCCTAAGTTCATAAAAATTATCACTATAAGAAAAAACTTGCTTACCAGATAATATTCTACGAACTAAAATTTCATTGGTCCTGCTATCATTCACATTAAATTTTCTTTTTCGATAATAGACGCTTGCAGATTAGCTATGTCACGCTCTTTATCGTCTAGTCTTTTCTGCAAGCTCTCTATTATTTTTTGACTTTGTAATAAATCTAAATACAATTTACCAATTACAGTAAATATTTCATCCATTATCTAAGTTCCTAATTTATTATTACGCAGTATAGGGCCAAGTTTCTACAGCGCTACTAAAGGACACTATAGTGCCTGTTGGGGCAGAATATGTGAACTCACTATAGGTTTGATAGCTATAAGTAATGGTAGCATTACCACCACCAGTATCGCCACCAGTATAATTAACGCTTGTGAGCTTATTCTTCTTGCCGAGATCGATCTTTGTTCCATCACACAATGAAATCAAGATTTCTTTGTTTGATAGAGCCTTGGGGTTATTACAAACTGCATTACTAGAGCCTTGTACGCCTACCATGTCACCAGTATTAGCAACAACCTCAACTTCTGTGGTGATTTCTACTGGGAACTGAATATAACGATAGTAAGGAGTTCTACTGCCTAGTTCTCTAATTTGTTCACGACCCAGGTTCATACTTACAGAAACACTGTTAATCTTAATACCGGCAGGAATACCTCCGCTCGCAGATAGTCTAGCAAGGTCACCGGCTGTGCCAGCGCCGGTTGGTAGAATTGTACCAGCACGATCCCATAAGCCACGACGTAAAATACCAACACCAGATGGAGAATCAGCAACTGGCTTATTTTCTGTTTCAGACGATAGCGAGCTAGCCCATTCTTTGTCATTACTTACTAATGTTACTTCTTCTGTAAAATTGCCGTCTGTTGGGAAAGTATAGGTAACAGAAGATAAATAAGCTGGCATGCATGTTACTTGAGCTGATGGTGTGCCGGTAGCAGATGTGTTGGTGTCTGGGAATAATGATAAACGAACACCGCAACGACTATTGGCCAAATCTGCTAATGAACCAGTACCCATGGCCATTGAATAAATGGTGGGAAAACCGTCTAATACTTTATTGAGAGTAATTTCTACTTCTGGAATTTCTTCATAGTTATCATAAAGCTCTAATTGACCGAGCTGATATACGGGCTCAAGATTGAAGTTGGTTGTCATACCAACACTTTGCAAGCCCTGAACTGAATCCCAAGCTGTGTTTGATACCGAGCGTGTACCGCTGGGACCATTTAATTGAACTGATTGGCAGGCATAATATATACGGTTGGCCATGAGTTTTCTCCATTTATTTTGGCTAAATGATAACTTGAGTTGTCAATCTTATTGTACACCAATACAAATTTTTATTTCTGCTTTCCATATCCATTGGCACTATATCTTTAAAGTAACATAATTTCCATCTATATAATGGATTTACAACAATATCACAATATATTTTACCATTAATATTTTTACTGCCCTGATAAGTAAGCGGATTAATACCACTATTGACCACTTTATTTATGTCGTATAACCATATATTTTTTTCTTTTTGTAGCCTTATTATGTCCACTATTCTATTTTTATCTGCTGCATTTTCAGCAAATACATGTAATAAAATATCTTGATCAATAGCAAAGTCGTGTGCTCCTAGTTGCCATGGCTTAGAATAGCTTCTGGCTATTGGTTCTATGATAATACATGGGGTCTGAACCCTATGATTAGACGATAAATTATATTCTCCCTTGTCTCTTTGGGATATTTGAGGAGCTGGCTTATTAGATAGTTCTTGTAGTTCCGCTAAATATGGTTCACTACTACCCTTATAAACTTGACACCAGCGATAAGAATACTCTAGTCTCACATTAGAAGATTGTGATTGATTAAATACCACTTGTCCCAGAGGATAATTTATACGATAGCCTAAACCGCCGCTACCTGTTGGGGCTGGAGAAAATGTGTTATTGATATAAACACCAGAAATATTAATAGGAGAAACATTTTTGTAAACTACTCCAGTTTCCCATACCCAATCTTTTTTGGGAGATTGCCACAGTTGTCCTTTGATATATCCTGGCTGGTCCGAAGGTCTAAGATCATGAAAAGAGCCGCCGCTTAAACCACTTGTGGGAATCTTAACATTAACAAAGCCGCCAATGTTTAAGAAACCCCAGTCAAAAAATGTTTTTAAATTATCTTCTAGTTGATTGAGTAAATGCGCCGAACCTACACTATCAACATTATTAAATTTAGTATAATCTTCACAACTCATATTTGATTCTCTATTTCTTGTTGTATCATGTTAGGTATGGTATCATCTAATTTTTCTAGTGCTCTAGTTATCCAGTTATTCGTGGTGGTGCCAGCAAACTCTGGTGGAACTCTCCAGGATTCTTTGGACGGTTTCATAATTGCTAGACCAGTACGAGAATATGGGCTTGGTCCAACCTGAACTGTATAATTTCTAACTATAATTTTATCTCCATACAATAATAACCACTCTAGCCAAGGCAAAACTGCTTGGCTCAATTGATCCACAACGATTGCATCATCACTAGTTAATACATCTTCATAATTATCTTTTATCATATTAATACTAAAACCACCCCTAAGTCCTCCAGCGCCCAATGTAATAGGTGTAACATCAACAACCACATTTCGTGTCCATAAATCCACTATCTGATTAACTTTTTGAGCAGATTCTGGGATGCCAAATTCGTATCTTAATTTACCAGAAATTAATGATTGATATTCAGGTTCAGAAACTATAACCTTATATACTTCTAAAGGGATTTTTTTAGCTAAAATAGATCTAGCTTTTTGAAAAGCTTGGTTAAGGTGCTCTCGTATGCTGTCTAAAATTTTAGATTTAATTTGATTATCAGAATCTATTAAACTAAGATTTATTTTCATGATTTTTGCCACATAGTAATAATATATCTATTGTCCCCTAATCCACAAAGTTCTGGCTCTCCTATTCTACTATAAATATAATTACCATAATTAGAAACATTTCTATCCACCACAATTGATTGTGCATTTTTTATTTTGGGTAATAAAGATATGTTGCAAATAGTTTGGATCATACCGTCCGATATATTTAAAGACTTAGAGTTCCAATTTAGCCAATATTTACTATCAAATAAAACAGCTAAATTTACAACCTCGGTGGAAGCGCTATCTTTGAAGCCTTCTCCGTTGCAAACTGGACATATCATGCCTTCGGCAAATGGGGCTGGTCCAGTATTATTATACTTATTTAATGATCGTGTGGAAATGGGGTCATGAATACAATTAGTGCATAAAATCCTATTGGATGACCCATAATTAATGGTACACGGAACAGCTAGAGCGCCGTTAGACAATATGCCATCTATAGCCTGATTATATAGGGCTTTAAACTCTGGAGAAATAATAGTATCAAAAGGATTAGCCATATTATTATCCTAAAATTAAATTAACAATATAAAATACACCTTACCATGGGTTATGAGCAAGACGCCTCCAACTATTGCCAGAAATGCATATGTATAGGTATGAATTATCGAAACAGATTTCTCCACTAGCTCCAGGGGCGTTACCTGACGTTACGGTTTTGTATGGGATCTTGGGTTCGCCCAGAATATCTGTCCAATTGTGAGTGTGATATAGATTAGCATATTGACCTACTGGTTGTGGCGTATATAGCAATGCTCCTGTGATATCCGTAAATGTAAGATCTATAGCGCCAGACCTATTATTAAAAGATAGTACTCCACTATTACCCAAAGAATCTATAGTGATAGTATTACTAAAATTATCATAATATACATTAGTATACCCACTGCCGACTATGTTTAAAGGAACATTGCTAGGATAACTAATAGTTGTATTAAAACCGTCGCCAATTAATAAATTATGAATATGTGAACTAGTAGCATAACTACCCGATGGTTGTTTACTATTTAAAGTATCAGACAGCCCACTAATTTGAGAAATAATATGAGAATGACCAACAACAGAATAATTACCAGATGGCTGAGGAGTATATCCAAAAGCATTAAAGAAATTAGTAGGAGTCAATATACTAGAACTAGATTGACTATTAATAATCACACATCTTTGGTCATAGTCATAAAGAACATTTGTGTCGCCTGACCCAATTATATTAAAAGTTTCAGAGCTAGACAGGTTGATGTCTAGTCTATTAGACACCTTATCTCCTATAACCAGCATTACCGTAGGATCGTCTATATAGTCTTGAGGAATAGTAATATATCCTAAATTAGACCAAGTGTCTACTCCGTTGCCTATTTTAATTTGTCTAGAATTAATCTCGTATCCAGGTTCTCCTAGTCCTAGGATTGGATTACTATTATTCCATCCGCTGGTATCGTCTCTTCGGATTCTTATTCTAGAATAATCGCTCATAACTTTTTAACTCCAAAAGCCATGCCGCTGATCTCTGATACTCTCCAGTTTTTATTAGTAGCAGGATTAATAAAAGAATAGTATTGGAATGTTTTATATGAAGACTGAGTGACATTATGGACAGGGCCCAAATTAGCGAAATAATCTGTTGGCAAAAAGACACTAGATGGAGGAGTAAAATTGGAACTATATATATTTTTACCTAAAGAAATCCTGTAGTTATCTATATAACCGCTAGCTTGAGCAATGAATAATCCGGACGTTTCTGAAGTATCTTGAGATATTATATATCCATAGTTAGTGCCTATATTATTTAGTGAAGAAGTAAAAGGCGATGAAAAAGAGGTCATATTAAAACTAGTACTAGATGGCAATCCACTATATTGAATAATAGACAAAGGACTATTTAAGCAAGGAAACGTTGTAGAGCTACATTCTTGGTAATTTTTTTCAAAACCTATCATCATATGTCCAGTATTGGCCTGGCCATTCAAATAACACACTATAGAATTATCGGTGTTTCTGCATAATGCTATATGATTCCAATTGTTTGGAGATAGTCCATTATTAGCCAATAATAATTTGACGCCACTCATTTTGACAGTTGTATTATTAATGCTACGAATTTGTTCTATATTGACTGAATTAGGAGTTAATAAAAACTGAAAACAACTTGGTCTAATTGAGTAGGTCCAATATGCACCAGTATCAACGCTACTGTCTTTATTAGCTCCTCCTAATAATGTAAAATTATTCGGTATATTATTTCCATAAAACCATGTTTCTAAAGTAAAAACATTATTATTAAAAAAGGGATGATTGAATCTTAAACTAGATGAGTCATTTGGAAAGAAAAAACTACTGTCTCCATTTCTAATAATGTCTCTAGAGGCGACACAGCCAGAATTAACCAAGCTGCGAGCATAAACTGATTCATCCGTAATAGTATCATCATCATTTTTATCTTTACCAAATTCATTTAATATTAGCGTATCATATTGCAGTATATTGCTAAGGCTGTTCATTCCTGTGGCAAAAACATTTATAAACTGAGTATCTAATGATTCTTTGCGAGCAACATTATATACTTTAATTCCTCCGATACCATCGGGCAGAGTGGATAGATTTGTAAATTTTGAAAATCCTAGAGCTGCGACATTACCACTGTCTATTGTTTCAATATATCCGATATCTCCATCGTTAGTATATAAAGCACTCTGAGTTTTTTGAATAATATTACCCGTGGTAACGTTAGAGGTCCACTGAAATAATCCTGAGCCAGCACTCGCGTCTGGCTTATAACTAATAATTTTACTAGATGGACCCAGCCAACTATTCGGCAAATTACCACTATTATCTATTAAAACTATATCATCTAAAAATATCCATTGATTATCTGTATCATATGTAGATTTGGCTCCCTGACAATCTACAACATTACCAATATAGCTATTATAAGCCATTCTATTATAAATTCTAAAATTATCAAAAAATAAATCTCCCGAGCCTATAATTTGGTTAGACCAGTTAGATTTTACAATATTTATATCTTCATTAATTACTGGAGCATCTACGCCGTCTACCTTTAAATTAAATAATCCACTATTATTTATAGCGCCATCTAATAAAAATTCTAAATGAATATATCCTTTATTAAGAATACTTCCGCAGAATCCTCCTAGATCCTGAAAACCTCTAGTAATATTCAATATATTGTGTGTGGATTGTCTATTAGCCAAATCATAGTTCTGTATACCCGGTATATTTAAATCGTATGTCCCTAATGAATTATTATTATAAATCGCCTCTATTCCCAAGGTTTCTCTTACTCCATTTAATTGTGGTAAAAAATTTCCAGTAATTCTTACCATATTAAATGTTAAAATTTCATTATTGCCACTACAAAAACTTAAAAATTTATTTCTATAAGGATATGCAGAATGAACAGAAGAATTATTTTCTAAGCCATATACCTTCATAGAAAAATATGTTTTGTCTCCAGATGGTAATGGGAAACCACTACATCTTATAAATGTGGTGGGCTCTATTGTCCCATCATTATAATTAGGATTATACAAGCATAAATAAGATTTATCTTCGGTATTAAATAATTGTCCTATTCCATATGCTGGATAACTTACGCTTGGCGGATTAAAACTGCTACCAAAAGGAGAATATCTAGTAGAGTTAATTCCGTCATTGGCAAACTGACCCCATGGTAATCTACTAATAAAACCATATTTAGGAAATTGAGCATATTGTGTACTCCAGTAGGCAGAATCAAACCCTTGCAGTGTTATTGCTTGATTAAATCCTTCAAAAAACAACGTTGACATATAAAATCTCCTGGTTCATAGTATATTACCCCGTTTTAGCAATTGCACTCTTTTGTTAGGGTATATTCTGCTGGTGTAAAATTATTCTTGTACTTAGCGGCTTTAGACATAATTAATTGGTCAATATATCCACCAAATCCTTGTGATGATCTGGTACCTTCATAGTACATATCTCCTATATTGGCTCCAATGTTTATATGTAAACCAGACAAATTCATCGGTACACTAGAATTAATCGTATTACCACTAGCTATACCATTAATATAAAGTTTAATAATATTGTTATACCTAATAACAGATAAGTGGGTCCAGTCATTTGTGGGCAAATTAACATTATTCGCAGTAATCTGTTGATTACTATTTATATATTGTTCAGCATCAAAATCATAAAAACTCAGATTCCATTCAAATTTAATACTATTATTAAGTCTATACAACTTAAGATAGTTGTCTGTAGTATATTCTGCACCAAAGTCTGGGGTTGGATTTCTAATTATAAACAAAGTATCATTAATAATACTTGTTAATGGCTTTACAAACATTTCAATAGTAAAGTCTCCGCTTAAATTCCAATTAATATTTTGATTATATCCAATTTCTAAATGAGGATATTCGTCAACATACATGGGATATTCTTCGGACGAATAAGGAGATAATACAGAATGTGGTTGGCCGTCTAAAAATAGGCTGGATCCACCATATTTATAAGAAGATGATGTTATAGAAAGAGAGCTGGGTTCCTGATATAGACCACTAACAGTACCACTAACACAAGACTTATCTAGGTAATCGATATCCAAAGGTAGATAAGATAATAAAGTACAATATCTACTATCTCCTGGAGAAGGATTAACTATATTACTATAACCATAATCTCCTGTGCCTATACTATTAATTGCTGCTACTCTAAATTGGTAATTAACTCCATTAACAAGCTGGTCAATATAAACCCCAGTAACCGCAGATACTGGATCATCAAAGTTTTCCCAAGGGGAAAACCCACCAACTCCACTAATCGAATATTGTATGTGATAGTCTGTAATCGAAGACCTATTATCATAGGGCCTATTCCATGATAAATCAACAGTACTGTCTCCAGCAAGGGCATAAACATTAGTTGGAATTTCTGGCGCTTCTGGGGGAGGGTTATAATATAGTGCATCTATATTTAGATAACTATTCTTAAGTTTAGCATCCGGTATACTAAATAGTAGCGTATCAAAATTTACATAAGATGCTCGTAACGGTCCTACGGTAAATGGTAAATCATACATCAAGGCGTCTAAAGATAAATATGTTGATACTGCTGTTTTAGAGGGAATTTTAAAATAAAGAATATCCTGATTTAAATAGGTGCTACGCATCCTGTACCAGCTTTTATCTTTAACAAGATGAGATGCTACTCCTCCATAAAATGGTGGTAAGATCATATGGTTCGTCCTTATGAATAATTAGCTGTCGTGGTATCTCCAGATAAAATAATAGTATTATTAGCTGTTTTAACAACTGTTGCTACAGAATACTTTCCTACTAATTTAGTATGTCCTAATCTATTATAGATAGAATCTTGGAATCTTATCTGTCCAGACGCCATTTGTACCACTAAACAATTAAAACCTAAAGACAAATTATTATTAAATGTAACATTAATAGGTCCAGTATTATAATTAAAATTTAAAACTTTGCCATTATCTGATTGTACTATTTGATATCCGCTAGTATTAATATCTCTTAAAGACGCAGAAAATCTATTTAGTTCTCCGTCTCCTAGTGATTGAGTGCCTGTAAAACTATTTCCACCATTGATCTTAGCAAAATCCACAGAGCCGCTAGTTGCAATATCTCCTAATCCTAAGGTGAGCCTTTGTGCTTCTGCCGACACGTCATTTATCAGATTTTTACCAGCTTCAGAAATAACTATCGTACCATACTGATCAACACCGGTACCACAAATCAAAGCATTCTGATACATCTGGACATTTGACAATTTAGATAATCTAGGATGATATGGTTGAACATCAATCCCCAAATCTAAACCTGTTACACTTATGGTTAAACTATTATAATCTTGATCAGCATAAGATAATTCTATATAATTACCATTAGATAATAATGCGTCAACTCTATCGTCTACAGCTTCGTTAAAATTAGTAATAGCGTTAGAGGTATGATTATGATTGATTGGGGCGTAGTTTTCACTCAAGCTATCAGAATAAATGCTTACTGTATTAGAATTAGCAGCAAATGAAACAGTGGTTCCTCCTGCTCCTATAATATTTAAGGTTTCATTTTCTACTATTTCAATTGGCCCAACCAATAGTTTGGTCAATCCGCTTCCGGGCAAACCTCGTTCCCCACTAGGTCCTGGTGGTCCTGATGGGCCTTGCGGTCCTTCTAAGCCTCGACTACCGCTTGGTCCCGTTAATCCTGTTAATCCTCTTTCTATATAGACTACTCCTACAGTATTATCAAAACCGTCATTAATGTTTAAATTAGTAGTTATAACTCCAGACGAATCAGAGCCATCTATGGACTGATTAATAACTAATAGTTTATTTTGACTTGGAGTAATATTGATAGTAGCCATGTTATTTGATAAATTTAAGGTTAATTAAAATATATAGTTTTAGTATCCATTCCTGTTTTATCATATACTTTTAAGGTTGCTTGGGTAACTTCAGACCAACTATAGTTTACTGTGTTATTATTATTTAAGGTTACTATTAGTCTATCGTTTACTTGATTATAACCATCTCTCATTCCGGTAGATAACACTCTAGTAAATTGACAGAAACTATCATTAATTGTTACTTCTGGTAAGTAATCGTATACTGGTCTTTGTCCACCCTCTATTTCAAAACTAAATGACCATACTCCATTATTCTTAATAATACCAGAATTTATAGTTTGTGCGGATAATATGATAGAAGGACTTTTATTGATATATAAAGGATAATCTATAACATTAATTTTAGACTTAAGACTTGTGCCAGAAAATACTGGCAATCCCGTATTCTCTGATGTAATGATACGATACCAATAATCTTTATATAATCCATCAGGAATACCGGTGATAGCAGCAGCCCATTGTCCGTCATTAACATATGATGGTGGACCAATATTAATTTCATTATATATATTTTTACGGATATAGCACGAGTCGCCTATAGAAAGCCCACTAAATACTGTGCTCGGATTGCTGTCCGATAGTGTGGCTACTATTGTAGAACTATCTCCAGATATTATAGATAATTTACCGGCACTGTATAACAAACGATTTTCTGTGGATGTCTTTATATCAAGACCAATATCAACATAGTCACCATTTTCAAAAAATACATTGTTATGAGATATAAAAATTTTGTCACTTACAATATTAACAATACTAGCTTTACCTTCTATTTCTACTGGTCCGTTCACAGGCTGTTGTCTACTTGGGAACACAGATAATATAACTGTATCAATAAAATTACTAGGTAGAGTAATACCAGTGCCAGGAATAATATTGTCAGGAAAATTAATAAATATTTTATTATTTGGATAGAAAGTGCCGGTAGGGATATTAACCACAATACCTACGGAATTAATACCTGGACTATAGCTATAGGTGGTATTCATCTTTTTGTTAAGGTCTTTTTGGACTATACCAGAAATTAATGGAGCATAATTATTGAGTGTCCAAGGAGTACCATTTGATAAAGAGTAGTAGGGCGTAGCTGCATAATTGCCACTCCAAGGAATATATCCGCCCAAACACTTAAGAACATATCCAGTTACAGATACTCCACTCATAGCATTAATTGTATTGCCTATACCAGTTGCTATAATTGGTGGGAAGCTAGACTGATTAGGAATTTCATCCCTGTCTCCTGCTTTATGTATCCAAAAATATTCATTCTCTGCATATGACATACTATTATAAAGATAAGTCGGGAAATTATCTGGATTATTCCAAAGTTTAATAGATAAAACAGATCCGCTATTAAGAGAATTATTAAATACAATTGCTTGACCACCACCTGCCGATGGGGTGGAAGTACTAACAGAGCCATTAAGTATTCCGGTGTTTGTGGTACAATTTTTGAGTAAATAATTAACTCCAACGGAACGATAATTTTCTGCTCTATTTTTTTCAAACTCAGAATTGCCGTAAACAACCCTGCTTAATACCGAATATGCTTGGTTGTTATAAGAAAATGGCGCAAAAGTGGCTGCTGGTGGAGGATCTGTAAGTTCCACAGAAGGCCTGGGTAATACTATGCCACTAATACGATAATACCCTGTCTCCCAACAAGTAGATGTTTTAACGGTATAAACGCTAGGATAATTACTATATTCAGGTATAGCAGATAGGGTAAGTCCTGATAGCTTGGAATCAGAACTAATGAAAGCTCCAGAAGTAGGTATAGAAGCCACAAATGATGGCATTAATCTTCCAAAAATACCATATCCATCATCATTAGATATATTTTTATATTTGAAAGAACCACAGCCCAAAATACCATTGCTACTAATCGTGTCTACAGAACCCTGAAATCTATGCAGTTCTCTGGTATTGATACTATCATATATAGCTCTAACTAATACGCCGCTACCGGTGGTAAAGGTGTGTCCTACAGCATTTATATAAGCTTGATTACCCGTTGTCTTGACAAAATATTCACCATTAAACGGATTATTACTATTGTTATCAAACTCTAAATATATCTGATTATTTGCGGCTAAACCATATTTACTATTAGTAATATAAACTTTAGAATCACCAGCTAAATAATCTCCTCCACTATAAGCGAATATGGATCTTAAACATTGATTATGAGGCAGTCGGCTGGTGCATAATAGTGATGAAGGATGAGGTTCGGGCTTATAAGTTAATACATTGCCATATTGGTTGTAATCCACTGGTGCTGTTCCCGAAAGATTAACCGTATTAGTCGGCTGATTAGGTTGTCTATCCGCCCTTTTAGTAAACGTAGGACCAATATTATCAAAATAAACAGTATAACTAATAGGAGACGGAGGATTAGCTGTAGAGGTATCTGTAAATTTAAATGTTTTAGTCTCAAACTTATTTCTTGCATCATAAACAGTTAGATGTAATTTTTCATTATATTCTCCGCCACTAGCAAATGCTAGAGGTTCTCCGAAGATTGTGAGTGTGCCGCTGGACAAATTATTCCATGGAGGAGCAAGAATACCAGGGAAATTAATAGTATAATTTAGACCCGATGGTAATTGACCACTGACCATCCAGCCGGTCAAACCAGTAGGTATGGGACACGTCTCTCTATTTTTTGTACCAAATTTAAATACTTTATTTATAGAGCTATTATTACAAAGAGGGATTAATCTAATTGGGTCTTCATCTTCTTGTCCCGGGTTATTAATAATTTGTGGCTTAGGATGAGCAAGTCCGGCAGACTCTAAAGATAAATATTCAATAGCAGAAGTCTTAAAGTCTACATCTAAATATAAATTTTGAGTAGTGTCTGTATCAATAGCTGTTACAGTAAAGGGTTTCAAGCCCTGCTGTCCGCATAGAGGCAAGCCCTCGAATTGAAAATCCCATCGCTTTGCACCGGCGTTCCATCCTCGTGACTTGAGACATGAATTTTGCTGTACTAAAGGTGTCTTAGGATCAAAACCAGAACAAGCAGAAGGCATACCGGATAAAAGAATTGTGGGCGGATAATTTGGATTTTCTAATCCTCCGACAGTACTAAAAGAGATAGACCATGATGATCCTTCTGTAACCTGATAACTTGGTGTAGTTAAATTAATGATTCGAAATGGGAGAGATGTGATAGAATTAGAATCTAGCTCAATTAAACTAAGCTTACCTACTGCCTGTATTTTGTCTGATGCTATGCCTTTACATCTAACAATTAAGCTAGAATATTGATTGTCAGATAACAATGTATTAATATTAGATAAGCTAAGATCCACATTCCATTTTTCAGTAATCGGAGATCCAGAATAGCTATACTCCCATAATCTTAAGTCGTAATCATATTTATTATGATATCTATTTAAAGAAACTGTATTTTCTTTTAGGTTCCCAGGAAAAGAAACTGGTGGAGGCTGATCTAAAGCGCCTCCAAATTGTTTAATATCTACATTCGACACATAGGCATTATTTGGTGTGCTATATACAAGATTTCTTAAGTTGTCTAAATATGGAGTTTGTACAAAATTTAATCTAATATATCCCGTAGCAAAAGATACATTATCCTCAGCATAAATTTTTAATGTGTGCAAGCCCAGATTTCTGGTATATTCACCAAAAATATCTCTTTTAGCCGTAATATTAAAATTCCATTTTTTATTCACATTGTCAAAAGTAGGAACTAAAGTATATTCTAAGGGTTGAGACTCATAATTGCCTATATTCGTGAGATTAGCTATTTTGACTTTGGGCGCTACGTCTGACCTATGAGAATACAAGCCATCATCAACTTTAAAATTGATGGACCAAGGCTCTTCATTATTAAATAAAACCGGCTGGTTGAGCTCTGTGGTGTTAATATTGATATCTCTATACAGAGTAAGATTCACAGGCTTAGAGAGTTGATATCTTTCCCAATATAATTGATCATTTACATCGTATTTAGGTTGAGATATAGCTATATTAATATTTTTATTGGGATAATAGCCCGGAACACCCGTAACTACTGCTGTGACCCTGTATCTTTTAGAAATTGAGCTATATTCTAAAACATGATTAATTCCATAAAAACTACTAGAATCAAACGTAATAGTAGGGCCTACGGCTGAATCAATTACTGCTGGAATATGAAATTCAAAAGATGCAGTATTATTACCATAATAAGGGCCGATATTCAAATTTATATTATCAGATAGGTCTTCTAAATTAATACTATACGGTAAATCAGAATCTAGTGGTAATACTGTAATTCTTCCAGTTTGTGATGCAAGAGTCTGGTCTGTGATGTAATCTTTAATTGTTAATACAGGATTAAAAATACCAGTATTATTTCCTACGGGGCCTGTGAAAATTTTAGTTCCTGTGCTATTTGATAAACTATCATTATAAGATGTATAGTCTGATCCTGGGTGTCCGGTAAGACTAATAACAATACTATTAGCATTTGGTAGATATTTAATATCGAACGGTAATACCCATCCGTTGGAATCATTTTGTACAACAAATCTACCAGAAGGACTGGAGATCAATGGCAGCACCGTAGTACTCAATACTACTGTATGTTCTGCAGAGCCGCTCTCATCACTAGCTCTAATAATAATAGGTCTGTTGTTATATGTATGGTTTAAATTGCTCAGAACTACGGTTATTAACCACTGCTTATTTAGGGGGTTAAAAATCATATTGTCCGAATCTATAGTATATTCGCCGATACCATAAATATTGATACGAGGGGCGCACTTCTTAATCTCTGTGTCCCACTTACCCGAACCATCTTTTAGAGATATTTTTAAATAAATTGTTTTAGTATTAGACAATAAATTAATATTACTAGCACTTAAATTTAAATTAGTATATGTTGATCCGCTGTCAAAAGAATATTCTATACTATTAAACTTAATAGTTTCAGGAGACAAAGAAATAAGTTGCGTATCAATTTGTCCACCAAAAGTAATGTCGTATCCTCCATAATTATTAATATTTTTATTTAAATGAACTAGGTGTTTCCATCTTTTAGCTTTACTATTATAGCTATCTATGTAATAGTTAACATAATTAGATAAAGTAGCATTACCCTCTTTGATAACTACGCTACCATTAACTCTATCAAATGTGTTATTTAAATTAGGATTTCTATTGCTTTTAATATTATAATCACTATCTACAATATAAACTAATCCACTACGATTTAAGTAATTAGAATTATATGGTATGTTAATAGAAATTACAGATGGATTAATTTTTTGAGCCACATAGTAAGAACCATTGATTTCTGCTAAATCATCAGAAAAATCAAAATACAACTTTTTATTAGTCAGTGCTAATGGACTGATAGAACCAGTTAGAGAATCTGTTATTAGTGTTGTAGGATTTTTACCTAAAGTATTTCTAGATATAGAATCTTCTATACTATCGAATATTGTATTACTAAAGCCTGTGATACTGATGCATAAATATCCTGATCCACATGAGTTTGAATTATTATTAACAAAATAAATACCGGTCAGTGGAGATTTAACATACGTCCCCGAAGGGTCAGCTGGCCAAGTAGCGGTACTATCTCCGTGTGTATGATAATAGATATTATTACTAAAAGGAATTGAACAGTTTCCTGAGGAAACCCCCACAAAAGACACTGTTCCAATCGGAGGAAGTTCAACATCTCTGCTTAGTCCCAAAGGATCAGCATGTCTAAACTCATTTTCTTTCAACAAAGTATTAGGAGATGATGCTTTAGGAGATATGTTTTTATTGCCACCGAGTGCTATACCAGTTAAAGATGTTTGTCTATTATTTTGATTTAATATTTTAACGTTTCTACTAATACCAGAAGAATTAAAAATACTAGTAGTGTTCCATTGTAAAATTTTAATTTGGTCGTTATTTTGTAAATAACTGCGTGGTGTAGAAAAATTATTCAGTGAAAGAACATTACCATTAAAATATAGTCTATCATATCTCTTATTAGAATTTACTAAGCATACTGGTTTATCTAGTTGTATATAAGGCTTAGAGTACAATGTAAAAGTCTTACTGCCAGAAAATGATACTAGATCGCTGTCTATGTCAAAAAACCCAAGTATAGCTTGTTTAGCTATTAGTGTGCGATAACCTTCATCGCCCCATCCAGGATCGTCAGAAAAAATTTGTATTTGCTCAGGTAGACCAGCCACAAAATTAGATGGCGAAACGAAAACCCTTCTTGTTCCTGATGCTATAGTACCACTCATATAAATATAGTCTTGCGCACTCAAAAATCCGGTATCGTCCCTCCAATTACTATAATTACAACCTATTAACATTCGTGGCTCTAAGTCAAAGATGTTTGTTGTGGTACAATTGAATAGATAAGGAGATCCACTAACTAGCAAACCACTAAAATAAAACCCATTAGTATTATAGGTGGCATGAATAGGTTGCTCAAAATAGTCAGGTTGATTTATTTCTTTTAATAAATAATTATCACTATCGTTCAATTTTAACTTATTGCCACTGATAGCTAAAATATCATATAAATTATTTTTAGGTATTCTATTACTATTAGACTCTAATACATTTTCAAACTTCACAGGAACTTGATTAATTACATTATTATTTAATATACGATATCCATGATTTTGTTCTAGATTAAGAACTAGTGCTCCAGTACATGCTCTTTGGATATTAGGAAATAAATAAGTATTATCTATTGAAAATGAAGACTCATTTAGTCCGCTAATAATAGAATAGGTACGAGTACTGGGTACTAATCCAGTACTAGAAGATAAAAATTTAATATGAATACTATCTTCTATTGGTTCTAGGTTTAATGTTGTATCTGGATATACAGTAATAATACTATGTCCAATGTCAGTATAAAAAGAGATTAATCCAGTAGAATAATACCCTGTATTAGCAGATAAATATTTTGTGGAAAGCGTATGAAAACCCTTTACATTACTACTATCTATAGTTGCTTGTGGGCACCAAGAATTATTCACTCCCGTAGTGGTATAAAATTGTAAATTATCAATATAATAGTTACCAGATGAATTAAGTGGCGTTGTAAATGTGCTGTTAATAACTCCTGATAAATTTATCGCTGTATCTATTAAAACATTATGTCCGCTAGTAAACACCTCCACTTCCAAAGAAAGCTGGTCTATCGCAGCAGGAATCCTGTCTAAAACTATTTGTTGTGGTGTGATTGAAACGACTCTAGCCTGATTGTCCCAACCTTCCAGTGATGAAAAAAGTCTATTGCCACTAACTAGACTATACGCTGGTATAGTAACACCAGATATAGATAGAATACCTGTACCAGAAGCTAGAGTGGCAGGAAAACCTATTGGTGGAATAATTTGGTTGATGGTTTTATTGGTACTGATACTAGGATTATCAACATAAGATACCGTAACAGGATTGCCTGATTCTAACAAAGTGATAGCGCTGATTATGGCTGTTGTTGGAAAGACACCAGAAACATTCACAGACTCTGTTAATACCCTACTACCGCTATGAGCATTGCCTCTAAAAGAATTAGAAGATGTTTCAAATATTAGATATGGATTATAGCCTCCATTAGTATTAAATTTACCAATTATTGTATCATATGATAAGTTTTTAGGTACTATAATATTGGATAAATTAAAATCTACAATGTCAAAAGACTGATAAGGATCACTAAAATAGTTAGAAATTGAAGACTGATCACTGACTACCTGTAATTTAAACACATCAGAAACACTAAGGTTTGCGCCAGTACCACGAACCAGAATATCAAAACTAGTTAAGTCATTACTAGTAGGCATGCCGCTAAAAGTTAAAGAAGACGAATTAAAATTTAACCACGAAGGTAAATTAGTGCCATCGGTCGTTATGGCTATATAACCCGAGACATTATTGGGAAAAGTATTTGCAGCTATTTGAAAAACATATGGCTCGTTAACTACGGCGTATTGATTTGGTATAGAATTTCTTATATTATTTCTAACTTCTATATCATCAACATGTACCACGAATGGTTTTTCATAAAATCTACCAGAACGATCATAAGACCTTAATCGAATATAATAATTATCTTTTGCAGTGGGATTGACCGCTACTGGAAATAATCTATATGTACCATTAGCACCAAGAGCTACATTTTGAATAGGATTTCCACCAGAAGTTAGACTAAGGTTAAAATAATTATATCCTCCACTAGACAAGATATTAATAGGATAATATGTTATGTCTGGATCGATACCAGAAGGCAGGAGGCTTAAATCATTATTATCTTTTATTGGATAAAAAACATAACCTTCATTATTTAGTAAGTTATTATTGGGTGCTGTAAAAAAATATCTTGGTTGAATACCTGTTCTAGATACTTGTATACTACTATTTTTGAACTCTAAATAACTATACAAACCAGATTTGATAACTTGAAAAGCATTATTATCAGTATCTCCGTGTCCGCAAACCAACTGATAATTAAACGGCACAGAGGGGACCGAAATTGGTTCTAGATTTTTGTTATATATTTTGATGGTACTAAGACCGCTGACAGAGGGCTCTCTGGTATAAATGCCTTGATATTTCTTGTATGTTGTAGCTTCTCTAGTATAGGTTCCGGATACTGTTCTATGAGGAATAATAGTTAAAATTCCAGAATTTAAATTGACCGGAGTAATTTCGGCGTCTATGCCGGTCAAGCTGGTTAGTAAGCCTGAAATATTAAAAGCTATAGTAGACTGATCACAAAACGTTGTGTCGTATGGTGCTGTTGTAGAAGTCACCCCATGATAGCCGAACGAACCCAGATCTATTCTTAGATTAGGATTAGACTTAAAAATATATTTAGAATAATTAGTAACTTCACAATATCCTGGTCCTAGAATCGAATTATTGTCGATAGTACCAGTAAACGGTGGAGAAAAAGACACATCAGGACCCGAGACGCTAGTAATCACACCAGTTTGTTCTAAGGTAGGACGGCCAACAGGACCGTATTTGATCTCCATACCAGGAAAGAGCACGCCCTTAACAGACCTATCTATACTATAGATTTGACTACCGTTGGTAACAATAGAGCCACTAAATCTTAATTGTTCTATATTATTGTTGTATAATACAGAGGAGGGTTTCACAATTACCATGTTGCCGCTTAATAGACAGCCCCAAGATAAATGATTAAGATAAAAACTGTCCTTGTCTATTATGTTAGTAACAGCATACTTGTTCTGTGGCAGCTTGTACAAAGAACCCGAAGAAAAATACGCAGAAACTGAAACCCCGCTAGACAAACCATGATCATAAGACTTGACATAAATTTTATTGTCGTTAAGAGGTTGTGTGAACCATCCGCTCGACAATGGCTTATCTAATTCAAGAATTAACTCGCCATTATGTAGCTTATAGTAAACGCCCGATAAAGACTTATATTGTGGGGTGTACTTGTACAAAGTATCAACATTTTGTACTGTCAGTGGGTTGTATTTTAATGGCGGAGCTGTTACATCTAAATTTTGTATAGTATTATTGTCATTAAAATTATAGTGATAATAGTGTCTTCTTTGTTGAGAATCGTTGTATATCTCTTCTTTTTTGTTATTTTTTAGTATAGATGTTATATTTTTAATACTTGTTAAATTATCTGGATCTCTATAAGTCGTATTTTTAATAATACCACTATCAAATACGAACAGAGCAGCGCCGGTACCTGCGGATTTATTTAGTAATACCTCTAAACTATAAGCTATTGTTTTATTCTTGGGTATAATTACACTAGGAGACATGGACACAAATGAACCCTCTGTTTGAGAGCTAGGAAGACCCAAAGTAATAGTAGAATACTGACCTTGGGATAAAGTTTGTCCATCACTATTTTCTATAAAAGCTCCAACAGCAATCTGATTATTAGACCATGTATAACCAGCAGTACCAGCTGCAATAGAATTATCTTTAATAGCTTTACTATTGTTATTTAGTGCTATGCTATTATTACCCGAAACTATATTTGATGTGCCAATAGCTAGGCCATTATTAGCAAAACCTCTGTTCTGTGAACCAACAAGCAACGATCTATTAGCAGCTGTTCCGCTGTTAGTAGCTCCAACAAATAAGTTAGAATCAGCAAGTACTCTGATAGAATTACCAGATTGTAAAATATTAGAATTACTAATAGTTCTACTAGGATTATTAGTTCTGTTGTCAAAAACAGGAATATAATTAGGGGTGCCTTCTAAATTATTAAAAGTTACTTTTTCATAATCAAAAAGACCTGTCATGTTATTGGCATTTGAATAATATGAGCCATGCTGATTATCTAAAAGATCCACATTGAGATTTTCTACTAATCTAGTGTTGCCTCCTACTGATAATGGAGGAGTAGACTGACCAAATCTAGGTCTAATAGATATTGATTCATCTACAGTTAGTCTATCAGCAAATGTTTTTAATCCACTAACAATTTGTGTAGCAGTCCTGCTGACATATATCTGGTCTGCCACTTGTCTCATCAAAACTGTTGCGGCATCTCCGCTTACATTGTTGTATACATAAATAGTTGTGGCGTCTCCGCCGTCTACATCTTCGTTAAAGATATCATTAGAGTCTCCGCCATTTAATAGGCTGGTACTGTTAGTGATATTAGTAATTAAACGTAGCTCTCTGTCTCCAGGAAAATATGCTAAGACGCCCGTTCTGGGTGTTGCACCACCATACAAAAAACTAAATCCTCTAGGTTCGCTTGGTAAAATAGCTGGAGAATTAGTGCCGATAGTAATTAGATTGTCGCTAATATTTACATTATCAGTATTTAGGGTTACGTCTCCATTAACTACTAACGGACCATTAATACTATCTCCAGAATTACTTATGGGTCTATATCCTAAAGCATTAACAATGTCTTGATATACAATATCAGACCCATTAATTACTATGCCTTTATTATTAATACTAACTTTAGTAAAAGTTCCAGGTGTTGATTGTACCGGTAACGAATTGGGATTTAAGATGCCTGTGTGATTAGCTAAATTGAAAAAATCTGTACTATCAAAACCATCAAGCTTGTCTGCGTCTAAACCAGAATTTGCTCCATCATTATTTGGGCCCCAAGGAATATATCCTAATATATTAATAATATCTTGTGTAGTTAAATTGCTACCAGATATAACTCTGCCTTTATCGTCTGTGGTAATTTTACTATATGTTCCTGGGATACCAGTATTAGATAGGCGTATGGTATTTGTTTCTACCAATATGTCTTCCGAGCCGCCTATATTAAGCACCACAGAGCCAGAGGGTAAAGATACTGGCCCGCCACCGACAAGACCAGACCCTGCAACAATATCAATAGTAGTACCACTTAGTAAAATACGTCCTGTGGCTAATGGAAAGGAAGATATTTTAGAACCATCAAAGTATAATAATCTATTAGAAGAAAATGTTTGATTATTAGTTCCTCCTTTTGCAATAGGAACGACCCCACTAATATTGCCTATGCTGAGTTCTACTTTTCTGACAATAGTATCATCTACAACAACAGTATTACTGCTATTAAGAGTTAAACCGTCTCCAATATTAACTCCTAATTCTATTGAATTATCTCCGATAGTATTTTTATACAGCCCTGATCCAGAAGATATGCCTGTTATAGCTGAAGTAGAATTGATAACATCCAAAAGAGTACCTACGGTATAGGCCGAACTACTGAGCTTTTCTCCATCAAAATAAATAATATTGCCGCTAGTATAGGATGTGTTATTAGTACCTCCACTACTAATGGATAAAACATCAAAGACCACTCCGTCAGCACCGGCTGGACCTGGAAGTCCCTGTAATCCCTGGTCTCCTTGTGGTCCCTTTTCTATAGATAATAAATTAATTTTATTTAATCTATTGTCAGATATAACCACATTAGTAGTAATAACACTTTCTGGGTCTTTGGTCTGTGTTATTACTAAATATTTTAAAGGCTGTATTTCTTCTTCTATTCTTACAATACTCATGTGTCACATGTTCCGCAGTCATTTTGTACATTGGTGTTACATCCAAATACATCATCACCAGGAACATTTCTAGAAATTAAAGACACTGTTCCTTGTAAAATTCTGAATATCTTTTTTCCTCCGCCTGAATACAGATCGTTCGGCTCTTGTAGTTCAAAATCGTATCGAGCAGAACCGAAGTTATACTGTGCTGTTTGAGATGCTGGAATTTTAAGTATTATCTTGCCCATGTCTGGGTCTATCGTAAACTCATACTCTGTATTTCTAGTGTTGGTGGTAAATGTCCTGATCACAGGGCTTGCTTGATCTTCTATCCATCGTATTCTAGCGCACCAATTAGTAATATTAATAGGAATATTTTGATCGTCTCTATATTCAAAGGCGATAACGAAAGCTGTTCCTTTTTCTATGGTAAAACTATAATCTGCAGCAGGCATAATCTAAACCTTTAGTTAAGAATAATAATATCTAGATCTTTCTGAATTACTTTGTAAATATCTTGGATTAAATTTATTGCCAGCAAAAGGACTAAGAACAGCAGCAACCGCCGCAGCGTCCTTGACATCCCAATGAGAAGTTAATTCATCATATAGTGCGCAAGGGCCTTTATCCAAAATAGTTTTCCATCCGTCTAAACTACCAGCAACCGATAGTTGAGCTGGTCCAAGAGCTGCTCTGATACCCTCTGTTACAGCCTTGGTTCTGAAGGTGCTTTGGTCTATAATACAAGCAGCTTTTAAACTCACCAAACTAATAAAAATTTCGTCTCTGTCTTGCGTTGGATCAGGACTAATACTTAAGTTAGAAACATCTACTGAATAAGAGTGATCTAATACTACATCAAATTGAACATATTTAGCCGCTACTGTAATGACTTGTATAATACGTTCATCACTATAAACTGGCTGATCCGCTACGTCATTAACCAAGGTACGGACGATAATCGGTATTTCTATTTGCCAAGACATAATAATAATCCTTTAGGTGGCTAATTTACTAGTCAGATATAGAATAATACACCTTCTGAGAATATTTGTATATCA